CCTTATTCATATAAAATAGAGCCAAGGAGTCTCCCTGTCGCAAGCTGGAGTTCCCACAGCAGAAATGTCAGTGAAGTACAGTTCGTCTTCTACTTGGGGAACTCTTAGTATCTATACTGACATTGATAGTTATAGTGTTGACATTAACAATACTGTTTCTGGGGTGAAAATGTCGATAGATGAAAACCTGCCAACGTTCAGAACGAATAATGATTATTCATCAATCGGAATTGCTGCGTTTACCCTAACATTGAATAATTGCCAAATTTCAAATGTTAATGGTATCACCACCGAAAACTGTTCTATGCAAATCGTTCAGGTTGGTTCTAATGTTGAAATTAGAATAACAAATGTTGATACGAATGATGACAGTTTACAGTATGCCGGATATGGATATGGAACCTTAACAATTAATGGAAAAACAATTTCAAAAGAAGTTCGATTCATAATCGAAGGCTCCCATTATTAATAAATGATTTAAAAGTGGAGCTGGGATATCCCAGCTCCTTCCTTCATAATCACCCCTGGGAAATTATACGAACTTGAACGGTTGCTGTATCAACAACGGTTGAGCCGTTCTTAAGATAGATATCAAGTCTGTGAATACCTGTTTGAACAGAATCATTGATAGCATTGATAGTGACAGAACTATTTGGACCAGTACCTGATGATGGTGAAGCATTAAGGTTGAAAGCGTTGCTTTCGAAGTCGATACTCCAAGAGCCTCCTGCCGGAGCTGTTACACTAACAGTTCCTTTGCCCGAACCGTACCCAGTTATATTGATAGTCGTACCGGAAATTGCGTAGGGAACTCCAGCTTGCGACAGGGAGACTCCTTCTTGCTTTTCGAAGAAAAACAAAGAGCACTCCTGAAAGAAGTGCTCCTCGCAAATAGTAGTGAAATAATTAACCCAGCAGAGTCCAGGCTTCCCGTACTTTATTGAACTTTCCGTATGGGAGAGTAACATAACCACCCCGACCGAAACCTGTCCCCCAGGAATTCTTGATGATTAAGCCTGTTTCATCATAACCAACGACAGCCACAGCATGACCACCCATGAACTCATCACCATTCCAAAAGTCGTCATTATACGAAAATACATTCATCGCTATAAGTGCTGCGCCATTAACAAGAACGCTCTTTTTGAGAGCGTCAAGAGACGTCACACGAGCGAATAAATCAATACGAGACTCCCGCTTGAGAATTTCGAAAGCCTCACGAGGCATCATGCCGTCAATAGTCTTGTCAGCACGGTTGTCGTAAATGTATTCGAAGCCGATAGTTGATTCACGACCTTTCGATTTGCAATAGAAGTTAAACATTTCCGCAACGGTACAGGAGACGCAACTCCCCTTGTTTCCTTGGTCATAGACACGGAGTTGTTCCTTTAGCTCATAGCTCTTCGGAAGTTCAATCTTCGGAGCTGAATAAATGGCGTCATTCGGATTGACGCCACTTTCAATAAATCCAAGTCCCTTTGTAATCATTCTTTCCTAAATTTAAAGATTACGTTCTCTTTCCCAGCCGTTTCGGTAACAGAAAAGATAAATAAAGTGTCTTTCTTCTTTTCAGTCAAGACGTAAACAGTTGTCATCACGGAGTCGCTCCCGATGAAGTACGTTTTGCCCCACGAGTCTAAATTCGTAGGGACGCTCAAGCCGTGAACGGTGTTCAGGCTGTCAATCACCGAAAGAGGCTGTGGGGTTACTCGCTCAAAGAATACGGTCTTTCGAGTCGTCCCACAGCCTACAATCAGCAATGTCAAGAATAGGAATACGAGTTTCTTCATCATCCGCCTACATTGAACCAGTTTCCCAGCAAGAAGCATAACCAAATCAGAAGACCACCTATCAGGGGTGGTAAGCCACCGTTGAGAATAGCCTGCCCGACAGGAAGATTTTTCTTCATGTTTTGATAGGCGAACAGCCCAATCACCACGAATGACACCGGAATCAGGCAAGTGATACCCATCCCAAGTGAAATTCCAAAGAACGCAGCCACCATCATTCCGATGATAACATACAAGTAATGAAAAGTTTTCATTTGAAACATTGTGAATGAATTTTAAGTTAAATCGAACTCTTTGCACACTTCCCCCATTTCCTCTTGAGTCAATGGTCGAACTTTTACTATATTGTACCTGTCAAGGTCTTCTTGCAAAATAGGGAAAGGCAACCGAGTGTTCCCCGTGGGGGTGATAAAGCATTTCTCAGCATCGTCACGATAGAAGAGGACGTCAGGTTTATCTGATTCAACGAAGATTTCATCTGTATAAGCATACATGACATCTTCCCACTCTTCTTCAAAGCCAATCTTGCCCACTCGGTTCAGCCCAGTCCCAGTATCTACTTTTGGAAGGAGAAAGTCATCAACACTTTCGGCTGGCTTTTCCGGCTTATATTTAGGACGCTTCTCGAATGTTACTTCATCGAGCTCTCCTTCCAAACGGTCTATCTCTTCTAACAGTTCCTTTTCTCTACGATCATAGTCCGTCAGTTCTTTTCTCTGTTCACGATTTTCACGCTCAAGAAAGAGAATACGCTTATTCAGACGGTCATTTTCCGCTTGAATATTCAGAACCGATAATGTATCTTCTTTGCCCATAGATTATTTCTCTTTGTCAATTATAGTGAACACCACAGTATCAAAACGTTTTCGACCAACTCCTTTCTTTCTGTCGTTTGACACGAACTTATATTCAAAAGAAAGACGGCAGTCCTTGCTATTTAGCTCCCTTCTTATAGGTTCAAGCACCTGTACACGTAAATCCTTGGGGGTGTATTTAGGGCAACACAGACGTCTCTCAAGCTCCTCTACACCGAGCGAAAACTCTTTCTTAGAGTACCATTGACTCAACATCAAAAAGAGACGCATAGAGTAGGAAGAAGAGAGCATCATCATTGATGGCTTATCAAACGATAAGAACCCCTGTCGTTTCCCGAACTCAAGAATCCATCGAACGCTGAAATGGGACAGGTAGATAGAAAACAGGTTATCCTCATTCCATTCCATTCGGTGAATGAAGTAGAAGACAGTTCGTGTGGCTTTGCCGTTCTTCATCCAATCCCATGTAATAGGGATATCGAACATCTTCTTAATTTCATTGAGAACCCGAATTCCGTTTCGGTTCTTGTCGATGTCAGAAAGTTTCATCGTGATTTCAACTTCATGGTCATCATTAAAGATACCGTACTTTTCGAGATTTTCAAACTTTGTATTCGCCCAATCAATATCTTCCTTTAATAAAGGTTGGAGCTGGTCAGCAACTAAACACAGACAGCGCATTTGCCAACATGAGTAGTCAGGAGTATCCTCGCTGACTCTTTTCGAACATTGTATTACATCTTTTCTCATAATCTTTTGATTTTATACTGTAATAACGGGAAATCATAAAATAAGGTTTGCTCCTATTTTTTACCCCTTAAATAAGGGTTAGGAATTTACCCGTGTATGTTTTTACAGCGTGCAGACGTATGTATTTCGAGCGTATAAACCCCCTTTTATTAGCGTACAGACCCCCTTAAATGCGCTTTAGACCCCCTTTTATTGAGCGTATAAACCCCCCTTTTTGTTTCGGAAAATTGTGGCTCGAAAATCCCGATAGACATCCGTAGGACAAGAGAGCCTCACGCGCAGGGGTAAATATGAGTACTATTGAAATAGTTAGAAATAGAGAAAAGAAATAGAGTCCCGAACGGAAATTTATGGATGTCATTTTCGACCTCGAAACACTCCTCACTGGCGTTCGGTGTTTTGACAGGCTTCGCCATCTTCGATGAGCTTCGCCTCGAGAGGCTGCTGTCGCAGCCTTTATTCGTTAGGAGATACAGGAAATGAGAAAAACCTTTTTCAGTCGACACCGTTATAATGGTACAGTTCGGTTCTCGAGCTGTCTGTTTTATGACTTGATTTACATTTGATTTGACAAAAAGATTTTGATTTAGTCTGCATTTCTACTTTTTGGTGTTTAGGTTACTACTAAGGAAGTGTCTGGGGCATAAGGAGGGCGAGAGTCCTCCTTCTTTGCCCGTTTTTATTTTAAGGACAGTTGAACTCTCTCCTACCATATTCAAAATTTTTGAATACTTTTGCTCACAAAGAAAATTTTAAACAAAGGAAGATTATGGAAAATAAAAACAAGAAAGTTTCCTTGGCGATGTTCGAGGAAACTGCCGCTAAAAACGGTTATGAAGTGTTCACTCCTGAGGAAGTATCAAGTTACTACAAAGAAGGACTTATGAAGAGTCGTAGTGGTGAATTAAGTGACCAGGAAAAAGAGGCTTTTGTCGCTGATGTAATGTATCTCCAAAAGGCTGTTTGCTCAGACGAACAGAACAAAGATGTCCTCCGCTATTATCGTAAGAAACAAGTTGCTTGGGAACAGGCTGCGGATGGAACAATCATGAAAGGCTTGGAAGGAGTATATCTTGACACTCCCGAAAACCGTCGCTTGAACCGTGTTGGTCAAGCCTACTCTCCTACTGCTGACTTCCTGAAGTCTTTGACAGGCGATGAGTCAAAGGACGACATCGTTAAATCACTGGGTTCAGGTGTGTATGCTGATACTCCGGACAATCAACGTCTGGGTCGTGTCGGGAAACCGTATGTCAACCAAATCCCTACTGAATAATGGAAACGTTGCTCGAAAAATCGTTGAATAAGCATGACTTCCCTGAAAAGGAAAGACAGGCTTTGGCAAAGGAAGGCGAAGCCATGAAGGATGGCTCATTTCCTATTCGTAACGGGCAGGACTTAAAGGATGCTATACGCAGTGTCGGCAGGGCAAAAGACCCTGCTGCTGCGAAGCGTTGGATTAAGAAGCGTGCCAAGGAACTCGGGAAGGAATCGCTCCTACCTGAAGACTGGGAATAATTCAAGAGTTTTCTTCGGGAAACTCTTTGATGATTCAAGATTTCGTAATATATTTGCGGTATCAAATTAAATGGTTGAAAAGAATATGGTTACATTGACAGAAAGAACAATAATGAAATCTCGTTCAGGTGTTTATTTAGACACCTCCGAGAACCGTCGTAAACATCGTGTCGGGCAGAAGTACGGTGCTGAGAAACAGCCTGAGGACAGTAAAAAAGATAAGAAAGGCGATAAAGATTTTGAAGAAACAATGGAAGAATTTTCTGAAATGTTCTACAATGGTGAATCGTCGGAAAAACTTAAAAAGTATCTCGACTCTCGATTAGGGGAAGGAACTTATGATAGAATTTCAAAAGAAACTTCAAGTCGTAGGTTCGAAGAATCTTCTGACAGAAAGGATTATTTTATGGGTCGGGTTGAAGATGCTTTTTTAAATAAAAATTCGAAGCCTGCTACTGACCCTGCGAAAGAACTCGAGGCTGTAAACAAGGTTATCGCTGCTATCAACGAGGGGAAACTGAATCTTCCGGCTGCGGAAGTGATGAAACTTTCGGAGAAGAAACAAAAACTTGAGGCTGCGAAAAAACAGGCTGAAAAGATTAATGCTGGTGTTAAGGCAAACGAAGAGAAGAAAAACGCAGAGGAAGCCAAGGAAACCAGTAGGAAGATAAATGAAGCCCAAAAGAAGGAATCCGAAAAGAAAGAAAAACCAACAGATGAACTTGCTTCTGCTCGTGAGGAACTCCAACGCCATAAGGATAAGAAAGACTCTTGGATTGCTAAGTACGGCAAGAACAGTTACGAAACCCGTCTTCAACAAATTAAAGATAATGTTGAACGACTGAAGAATAAGACTCGTTCTGAGAAGGAAAAGAAGTCTGACGAGAAGAGTGCTAAAAAGGCTGCTGAGATGAAAGAAAAGGTAAAGCCGGACAAGGCTTCTGACCCTATTTATCAGATTCAGCAAAAGAAGAAAGAAGCTGCAAAGAAGTACGATGATAAGCGTGAGGAGGCTCGACAAAAGTTTGACAAGGAGGCAGATGAAATTCGAAGTCAGATTGATAAACTGTATGAAAGTGACCATCCGGATGCTGCTAAAAAGCGTAAAGAGTTGTGGAATTCTTTAAAGGAGAAGACAAACAAATATGATGAAGAGACTACGAAGCTGAAGAATGAATATGAGGCAGAGTATCAGAAACTTGATGAAGCAGAAGATAAACTGTACGACCAACGTTCTAAGGAAGAAACTTCACAAGAGTCGTTTGGCACTGATAAAGAGGAGTTAGATGAAGATGGTGAATTAGTTACTGTTACTCACGATAAAGATAAATTCGAAAGATATCGTCTTTTTAGAGATTTATATGCCGCAAGAATGAAAAGAGGAACTTCTCCTAATCTTTCTAAGATGGGGTATCTTAAAAATTCTGGGGATATTAATAAAAAGGGTAACGAAAAATATTACGAACTTCAAAAAGAATTTGGAAATAAGAAGTATGCTTTTAAAGAGGAAATTCAGGAGGGGAAACCGAAGGAAGAAACCAAAGAGTCATACACCCGTGTCAAGTTTGATGATGTTCCTAACAGTGAAAAAATCAATCTGAAGAAATACCTGTCAGATAAAGTTCGTAAGGGGGTTGATGAGAAGTGGTCAAGCATTAAGAAGATTCCTACGGAAAACCTCAAGAAGATGGAGAAGGGTCTTGTGAATGATTTAAACAAGAACTTTGAAGCCATCAAGAAGTCTCAAAGAGCGGAGTTGCTTTATTCTATAATGAAAGTTAGAGGAGAATTGGAAAGCCGTGGCAAAGAGACTCAAAAGAAGGAATAAGGATATCATGCTTTAATCTCGGTATTTTTATTTGTAAATTTGTATCGTTAAATAATTGGTAAGAATTAAAACATAAAAGGAAATGAAGAAATATGTTTATTCGAAAGGTGCGGAAGCTGTAACGGTTGAGACCGATGGTCTTGGAACCATTAACAACTTCATGATAACAGGACTGATTGGAAAGAATTATTCCGGTCTTGTTTCGGCTGGCTTGAATTTCAAGATGGGCGACGAAGTGACTATTCCTACTATGCTGAACATGGCGAAGACCTGTGAATGTAAAGTAGAGTGCTACGAAGGCAACGAACTTATCATTGATGAGTCTGCTGACTTTACTTCTGGCGTGCCGGAAGAGGTAGGTACAATCTTTGGATTGCAGTTGGGTGTTGCTTACAACGAGGCAACCTATTACAGCGTGGTTCCGAAGTCGTACACTGACCAATATGACTATGCCGTTTCAAAGGGTTCTTTGCCTTGGCTGGTTGCGAAGTTCAAAAAGATTGCAGCTGATGCCGATGCTCAGGATGATTCTGAATATCAGGTACAGATATTCGCTGACGAACGTCAGCTTGAGTTCCGTGGAAACTCTGCTGACTTGGGTACGTTGAGCGAAGATAAGAAAATCCTGACCGCAAAGGCTTCCAATTCACTAATGTTTGAAATTGTGAAGGACTTGGGTATCACTCGTCCGGCTATGGTTACTTGGTTCACCATTCGCTTCATCTACGGAGGCAGAACCTACGAGGCAAAAACATTCGTCACTCCTGGAACTATTTAATCATGGGAAAAGGAAGAAACCGTTCATCAAAAAACAGGAGTTCAGTGGGAGCCAATAATACGGCTCCCATAGACGGTCTTGATGGACTGTCTCTTCAGGAACTCCAAGTGATGGCTCAGGCTGCTCCGATAGCTTTGCGCAACAGGCTTCAGAAGTCCCTAACTTCGGAGTCTTTTGAAGAAGTAATGAAGGCACAAGCGTTCATTGCCGAACAGCAAAAGAACGGTCGGAGAGCTCCACAGCCGGAAATCAAATCAATTCTTTGGAATCCTTCTGAAATCGGCTTTAACGGAAAAGGCTATCGAGACCCGAACAATGGTATCTCGTTCGGCACGCTCAATCGTATGGGCGAAATCTTTATTGTTAAGGCTATCATCAACACTCGTATTGAACAGGTTCAGAACTTTTTAAAGTACAGTCTTGATGACCAGAAGCCAGGATACCAGATACGCTATAAGAAGAGTCCAGGCTCGGAAGGCTCTGAGGACAAGGAACTGAATGTAAAGGACAAGAAGATTGTCGACTACATTGTCAAGTTTCTTGAAGAGGGTGGTGAGAATGACAAATGGGAATGTGAGGATAACTTTCAAGAGTTTACTCGTAAAGTGTTGAGGGATTCCCTCGTGCTTGACCAAATGACGTTCGAGCTCGTCCGTGCGAGAAACATGAACCTCAAGAAGTATCGTGCTGTGGACGCTGCGCTTATTAGACAGCTTGACACAAACGACCCACGTTATGCACAGATGTTTGAGAATTTCCGTTGGCATGGTTATCTACCAAGATATGCTATGGTATGGGACGGTCAGATTATCAGACACCCTGTAACGAATGAGTATGTAGTTTTCTATCCGTGGGAGCTGGGGTATGGTGTACGAAACAAGACGACCAACGTGTTGCGTAATGGCTATGGCTGTTCGGAACTGGAAACGCTGATTGAAATTGTTACGTGGATTTTGTGGGGAATGCAGTATAATGGTAACTTCTTCAAACAAGGTAGCCAGCCGAAAGGCTTCATCAATGTGAAGAATGGAAACATCGACCAAGGAACGCTGAACGAATTTCGTCAGGACTGGAAACAAACGATGAGCACCGTGTACAACTCTCACAAGATTCCTGTGATACAGGGTATAGACCTCGAATGGATTGATTTACAGCAAACGAACCGTGACATGGAGTTCACTGAATGGATTAAATTCCTATTGGTGATTGCCTGTGCTGTGTACCGTATGGACCCATCGGAACTCGGTTTTCAGTTCCAGGACGCTGCCCGTATATTCGGGCAAGAAGGACAGAAGGAACGTCTCGACCATTCTCGCCAAAAAGGTTTGACTCCGCTGTTGGTGTTCTATCAGAATGTGCTGAATAAGTATATCATCAGTGAGATTGATGACCGCTTGGAGCTTGTCTTTACAGGTATAGAGATAGAGGACGAGGCTGCTCAGGTTGAACTTGACAAGAAGAAATCTGAGGCTGGGTTCGTATCTCTTGAGGATATGTTTGAGAAGTATTCCGGAAGGAAGTTCAATCCCGAAAAGGATACTATCCTTAACACGGTGTATCAGTCGGCTCAAAGTAACAAGATGATGGGGGGAGAAGGAATGAACCAAATCGTCGATGACGAAGAGGGTAAAGATTCTCCTAAGACGGCTCAGGAGGCTATCGACCAAATGTTGGTTGAGAAGTCGATGGACAACCCTATTCTTGGAAAGGCTCTTGAATTTATAGATTCCCAGTTGGGCATAAGAAAATGATGTTTATGGAAATTGGAAGAATATATATTATTTCGTGTTTAATCACTGAAAAGGTTTATATCGGTCAGACTATCAATACTATTGAATATAGATGGGCGTCGCATATTAAATCTTCAAGGAGAAAGGACACTAAATTTTATCGTGCGATTAGAAAGTACGGTTCTGAAAATTTTTGTATTGAAGAGGTAATGTGGGTCGAGGCTCCTACGAAAGACGCTCTTAAGAGGAAACTTGATTTTCTTGAACAGCACTTCATTCAGAAATTCGATACTCGAAAACATGGTTATAATTCTACCGATGGTGGGGAAGGAACTGTTGATTTTAAATTTTCGAAAGAAAGTCGGGAAAGAATGTCAAAGGCAAAAAGAGGTAGAACGTTTTCCGAAGAACATAAGAAGAAACTTTCTGAGGCGCATTTAGGTAAAACTTCGCCAATGAAAGGGAAATCTGTTCCTGAAGATGTTAGAAAAAGAATTTCCGATTCAATATCTGGAAAGAATCACCCCTTTTATGGAATGAAACGTTCTGAAGAGACTCGTAGGAAAATGTCAGAAGCTCGTAAATTGTGGCACTCATAAAAAGCGCATAGTTATGAAACAGCCTGTATCCCCAAGAATACAACATCACGTCGACCCGATGAGATATCCAAAGGTTCAAAAGCAGTATGAGAACCAGTCGAAGAATGCTTTCAACGCTGTACGGCTGTTTGGTGATATTGTTCAAACGATGGTTGATATTCAAAAGGAAAAGAGATAATGTTATTTTCGGAGGCAGAAATAAAGAAGATTTTGGACAACGTCGACCTCATGGTGGTCAAGATGGTTGCACAGGTGTTGGGGAAAGACTTCCTAACGAAGGAAGACCTGGACTTGCTCAAGCGTAAAGGGGTTGACTTGATTAAACTGATTCCTAAATTCCCTTCCCATTATCAGGCTTTTCTGTTTGGTCGTGTTTCGGCTGCTGTTGGGACGAATGCAACGGCTCAGATGAGTTACTCCGAGTTTACTGCGTTTCTTTCTAAAATGGGCTTATTTGAGCCCACAGCGAGGGAAATGGCGTTCTATAAGGTTGCAGCCAACAAGACCTATACTCATATAAAGGGATTTTCGGAGCGTATCAAGAATGATGTTCGTGCTTCAATTTCGGCAGAGGAACTCAGCTACTTACAGGCTCAAGAGGCTGCAAAGGCTGATGCCGTTCTGAAGAAGGAACTGTTAGACGGCACATTTGAGAAACGTTCAGTCAAGAAGATAACATCTAACTTGGCGAACCAAATGAATGATTGGAACCGTGACTGGGGACGTATTGTTGAGACGGAAAGTCAAGACATATACAATCTTGGTCGGGCGGAAATCATCATGGAGGAAGACCCCGACCCGTTGGTTTACTTTGATGTCTTTCCTGGAGCGTGCCGCCATTGCATACGGCTGTACTTGAAAGGGGGTATTGGAAGCGAGCCAAAGGTTTTTCACCTGTCAGAACTTATGGCGAACGGTACGAATTATGGTGTAAAGTCTAAGGACTGGAAAGCCACGATACACCCTGTTCACCCGTTCTGTCGGTGTGATTTACGGTATCTCCCCAAAGGATATGTTTGGAATCCTGATACAAGACAGTTTGAGCCTCCTAAGAATTATCAACGCAAAGTTGAGCGGAAGAGCCGAGCAAAGATAACTATTGGAAACAAAGAATATTCAGTTTAAAACGAAAAGATATGAATTTAAAGAAGTTTTTTGGTATTCAGACAGCTCAAGAGAAAATTGAGGATTACCGGAATCTGAAATCGGAGCTCGGGAAACTTGACTTGCTTGGGCAAGAACTGTCCGATAAATTTTCAATTCAGAAGTCAGTAATTGACGGAGTTGATGGTTTGCCGGAACAGAAGAAATCCGAAGTGTTCGAGAAATATAGAGGATTCTTGAAAGAACATCAGAAGGAGGTTACATCAGCCGTAAATCAGAGGAACAAAATTCTGAAGTCGTTGGAGGCTTATCGTAATGACCCAGAGGTTGGGGAAGCCTGTAAAGACATTGACGCTCTTGATAATGCCGAGTTGGCGTATCGGGAAGGGAAGATGACTAAACAGGTGTATTTCGACATCGTGAAGTCAATTACAGGGGAGCCAACCAAATACGCTGATGTGGTTGCTTTGGATAAGTCTGGTAGAGTTCTCATATTACATCGAGTAGAGGAGTTCTGTCCTACTGGTAAGGTTTGTATCCCTGGAGGTCATGTCGACCCAGGAGAGGACTTTGAGACCGCTGCATTACGTGAACTGAAAGAGGAAACAAATCTCGACCCCCTTGCGGATAGAGGAATTGTGTATCTTGGGGAGCATAAGAGTGCGGATGCCCATATCAAATATTATCAGGTGTGCGTCGACAGTGACCAGCCTGTAACAGTTGATGCGAGCGAACATTGTTTTGCTGAGTTCATTGACCTTGGGGAAATACCTTTGAAGCCGTTCATCTTTGACCAAGGACGTATCGTTCTTGACCTGATGATGAAACCGCAGCAAATGGACGCTGCTCAACCGTTATTGAAAGCTCTTGAGGACGGACGTATTACTCCAGAGGCTTTTGTTCCAGGATTCACTTCAATCCTGAAAAAGGCTATGGATATTGAAGCCGTGAAACCGCTTGAGCCTGAATCAATGGACGGAGACAAGCGGAAATTGGCTGTTCCCGTTCGTGACCCGATGAAATGTGTCGAAACCATTCTTAAAGGTATCAGCGGAATGCAGGAAGTAACTGTTGGGGAGAACGGACATCTGAAGTTCTTGAAGCCTCTAATTATTCATGATACAAGGTATAAGGAAGACCCAGCGACCAACCGCTTGACTGAATGCGAAATTGTGTTCACAGGTGACGACTCGGACATGCTACGTCTTCTCGAGGAAATGAAATATTCCTTGATGGTGGGACCGATGAAAGTACGGACACCTCATGAAGAATTTATGGCAGCGAATGAAAGAGGAACCGATTATGTTGGTGACCCAATATTTGTAACTTTTTGAAATGATTTGTAATTTTGTCTCAGAATTTTAAAAACGGATTCAATGAAGAAGCAAACCCCAAATGATTTCAACTTCTGGCTTCCTCTCGACATTATGAAGTCTGAGGAAGCTATGCAGTATCCTCGTGGTGATGAACGTCGCTACGAGAACATGGTCTTTGAGGGTATCGCAAGTGATGACAGCAAGGATTATCAGGGTGACTCTATGGAGCCAAACGGCTTCGAGATTCAATACTTTCTGAAACACGGCTTATTCAATCTTGACCACCTAACAGTTCGAGCAAAAGAGCTGAAGAGTAGGTTTTGGATTGGCGAACCGCTTGACGGGAAGATAGTTGATAATAAGTTTTGGGTGAAAGGGAAGCTGTGGAGCGAGTCTCCCGAGGCGAGAGCCTTTTGGGACAAGTGTATTGAAATGCGTGAAAGCGGTTCAACCCGAAAGCCTGGAATGTCTATTGAGGGCAAAGCACTCGAGCGAGACCCGAAAAATGAAAAGCATATCACGAAAGCAATTATCAATAACATTGCTCTGACGTTCACACCTGTGAATTTCAATTCGTATATCGATTTTGTAAAGGGGATTCAAATGCAAGATTTTATTCCTACGGGTGAAATTTTGAAGAGTCACCTACGAAAGAGTATCATGTTCGAACAGGTAGTTGGAAACAAGAGGATAATTATTGACTCAAAATTCCGCATTGTCCAAGAAGACATTTGACGACTCATTTTAGGGAAAAGAAATTTTGTAATATTTTTAAACCGAAAAATTCAAAAGATTATGGTACAATTAACAGATGAACAGAAAAATGACAACCTCGTTAAGTCCCTGCTTGGTAGTGGGTTCTCAGAAGAGGTGATTGCTGGTTGGATTGATTCCGGCTCAATCAAATTGGAGAAGTCGGTTCAGAGTGGTCCGGATGACCATGGTGAAGGCGACGGAGACGGTGAACACGAGAAGAAGGAAAAAGACAAGGACAAAGAAAAAGACAAGAAAGACCCTGATGACAAGGATGGTGACAAGAAAGACCCAGACGATGTTGAAAAGGGTTGCGGTGCTGACAAGGGTAAAGACAAAGACGACATCGCCAAGTCAATTTCTGCGGACATCATGAAGAGCATCGAAGACAACTTGCTTGGCAAGGTTACTCAGTCTCAGGATGAGTTCATGAAATCTCTTCCCGGAGTAATTGAACAGGCTTTGACTCCTGTCGTTGACAAGATTGAAAAATCTTTGGACGGTATGCGTCAAGCGATTATTGCTTTTGGCGATACGGCTCCTTCATTTAAGACCGCTGGTCTGAATAAGGCTGTTATCGAAAAGAGTCTTGAAATGGGCGGTGGAGCGAAAGACGAGGATGACAAAACCATCCTGAGCGTATCTCGTGACCGTGCGGTTGTTCGTGAATTGATTACTAAATCAATCGACGAGGAAACCGACCCCGAAATTCAGAAGTCTTTGCGTGACAATACAACTGCCTATTTGCTCGACCCTGTATGTGGGGCAATCGGTCAAGACGCAGCCTTGTATATGTATAACAAGAAGAACATTCGTCTCGTGAAATAATTTCGTTATCGAATTATAACTTTAAAAATAAATAGGAAATGGATTTATTCAATTACACTGGAACGGAAAACGCCAATCCGTTGGAAAGTATGTCTTCAGATGAAATCTTGAAGGCGATGGAGGCGGGTCTGTTGACTGGTATGCAGTACAACGACCAATTGAATAACGGTGGTGGTTTGAAACCTGAATCTTTGGATTCTGTGCTGAAGAACCTCGAGAACCGTTTGGACCAGTTGGTATTCTGGAACGAACTGAACCGTCAGAAAATTGACAATACTGTTCACCAGTACAATCAGCTCTATAAATACGGTCAGGAAGTAGGCATCTTCAATCAGGAAGGCGAAACTCCTACTGAGACTGACTCTGTTTACCGTCGTAAGTCAATCACCGTGAAATTCACTGGTGTGACTGGTCAGGTGACTCATCCGGGTATGATTGTCAAGACTGTCGTTGGTAGCCTGTACACAAAGGAAGTTGAAAACAAGACTATCTTGCTTCAGACTATCCTGGACAAAAAGGTAATCGACGCCAACTCGGCAAAAGTTCCTGAAGAGTTCGACGGTGTATTTGCTCAGCACATCGCTGGTATCAATGATATCACAGGTGGTCTTCTGGGTAAAACATCTGAACAGGTGTTGGACGCTTACTTCGGTGACGTTGCTGTACTGAACGCAAACGGTTCTGTACTGAATGACGCTTTGGTTGAGGACGCTGCTCAGGCAGTTGTAAACGACCGAAACGGTATCATCGACCGTATCGTTTCTTCTCCTATCGTGTTCAACAACTACGTGAAACTCTTCCACGAGTCAAAACGTGTTGTGGTAGGTATGGCTGGTGGCGTCGTTGGTGCTACTATGGGTCAGTCGGTAAACGACATCACTACTCAATTCGGTAAAGTGAACATCAAAGCTGACAAGTTCTTTGACTTCGCGAAACCGATTAAGTTGGGCGGTGGTAAGACTTCTGACAAAGCTCCTAATGCTCCTATCAAGGATGCAACAACTCCTGTTGCTGTGGCTGTTGATGCTAAGGGAGTATTCGGCTCTGTTCACGCTGGTGGCTATTTCTACGCTGTAACAGCGAAGAACCGTTACGGAGAGTCTGAACCTGTATTGTTGAACGATGCTGAACAGGCTGTTGGTGCTACTCAGTCAGTGACTCTGAAGTTCAAAGGTGCGCAGTCTTCTGCTTATCCTGAAACTTGCTACGTCATCTATCGTACCGAGAAAGACCCTGTTGATAAGGGTACTGCGGACTTCTATCCTATCTTCGAAGTTAGCACAACTGAGTTGGCTGCTGGATGGGACGGTGCTGCTCCGGGAGAGGTTCACGACCGCAACCGTTGGATTGCCGGAACCAAATCTGCTCTTGTTTACTTCAACGGAAGTGAAATGATTGAGTATTTGGAACTGGGTGGTACAATGAAACTGGATTACGCTATTGTTGGTCCGAGACGTTCGTTCTCTGTCTTGAACTATGGTACTCCGGTTGAGTATATGCCAGGAAAGATTGCTCGTATCATCAACATTGGTAAGATTGGTTTGCCGACTACCTAAAAAGACGACCGAGTAACGTTATAATGATGGGGATGGGGTGGTAAGTCCCATCCCCATTAATTTTATAAACAAATTAAAGAAACGATTATGAAACTTTTTAACAGAAAAGCAGGAAACAAGGTAATCAACATTAATGGCACGAACGTGAAGTTCGTTAATTGTGTTGCAGAGGTCGAGGACGAGTTCGGTAAGGAAGTTCTGAAGTTAGGTTTGCCCAACCTGTATGAACACGGCAAACAGCCTGTATTCGAAACTCCTAAGGAAGTTCAGATGAAGTCTGATTTCAACGACCGTGAAGAATGGTACAAAAAGGAACTGGCTCGCTTGACTAACATCAACACTTCTCAGAAGAAGAAGATTGAGGAGCTTGAGCAAGAGGTGGTAAATTGGAAAGGCGAATACGAGAAGGAACATGAGGCTCGTTTAAAGCTCGCTGAGGGAATTATTCCCGCACCCGAGACAGTTACACCCCCAGCACCTGAAACTCCCGCAGCAGAACCCGCAGCGACCACAGGCGACGAAAATCCTGAAGAGGGTGATGGCGGTGAAACTTTAACTCCGGAAGAGGAAGAGGTTGCTCTTCGCAAAGAACTTGCCGGAATGAAAAAAGATGAACTGATTGCTTTCGGTACGGAAAACGCAATTGACATGACTGCCGTTGCGGAAAAGACCAAAGCGGAAATCATCGAATTTTTGGTAGCATCCTCTAAAGAGTAATTAAGATGGGACAGCTTGTTTTGACAATGAAATATAGAAAGAACACGGGGATGATGTTTAATCCTACGGAGATTTTTTCTTTGTACCTGTACGGGATAACTATACAGGGTGGTGACGGGACTTCATTCAGCTCTGAGAGCATGAGGTTCTACATTCAGGCAGCACAGAAAGAGGTGGAGAACTTCTTCAACCTTAAACTGATGCGCCAGTTCATTGACCAAGAGAAGCTGACATTCTACCGAGCCGACTATTGGCAGGAATTTCCTATTCTGTTCACGAACTATCCCGTCAACAAGCCAATTTCGTTGACTGGGCGGTTCAACAATCTTGAGCAAATCTCCTATCCGACACAATGGCTTACAACTCATCAGAACAGTTACGGTCTTTATAAGAGACGTGTATCAATCGTTCCGACGGGTTCGGCTGTTGCTACTGCGAATGCGGAAGTGATTCTAAGCGGTTTGACTACTCAATTGGGTAGTCAGCATTTTAGATTGATTCCGGATTACTGGGATTTCCAGTACATTACAGGATTCGACCTCGACCACATGCCTATGGACTTAATTAACCTGACTGGAAAGTTGGCGACGTTTGGACCATTAGGTATTGCCGGAGACTTGATTCTTGGTGCTGGTATTGCTGCTCAGTCTATCGGTGTGGACGGGTTGAGTCAATCAATCAGTTCTACATCTTCCGCAACGAATGCAGGGTATGGGGCACGATTGGTTCAGTATGAACGTGAAATTAAGGAGACAGTGAAGCGAATAAAATTAATCTACGATGAAATAAAGTCAGTGGTAATATGATTGAAAGGGGTTATTTATATTGTGTGACGTGTCTGGAGACGGGGAAACTGTACTTCGGGCAAACGACCGTGAATGTAAAAAGACGCTGGCATCAACATATTAGATTTGCAGTTCAAAGTAGAGATGATTATAAACTTCACAGAGCAATTCGAAAATACGGAGTTGAAAACTTCACAGTCGAAGAGGTCATGTGGGTAGAGGCTCCTACGAAACAGGCTCTTAAAGCCAAACTCGACTTTCTCGAGATACACTTCATTCAGAAGTTCGACACCCGACGCAACGGGTACAATATGACCGATGGTGGGGACTGGGTAAATTTAGGAAGTTTATCCGAGGAGCATAAGAGAAAACTTTCAGAGTCGAAAAGGGGTGATAAAAATCCAATGTTTGGTAAGAAACATTCCGAGGAAACTCGTAGGAAGATGTCAGAATCAAATAAAGGAAAGCATTCAGTTTCGGAAGAGCACAGAAAGAAACTTTCGGAAGCAAACAAAGGGGAAAGGAACCATAATTTCAGAAAACCTGCATGGAATAGAGGAATGTCTATTCCGGAAGAACAGCGAAAGAAAATTTCTGAAGCGTTAAAGGGTAAACCTCAACCGTGGAATTCTAAACCCTGTTCAGTTGAGAAACGAAAGAAGATTTCTAAAACTTTATTAGAAAGGAGATACGCATCATGAATGGAAGACCTATATCAGAGGCTCCCGAACAGTCCCTATATGGGCAACCGCAGGTGAGCTTTCGCCCAAATGACTTCAATTCAGTTATTTGGGCACACGGCTATGATATAATCTGTGAAAAGGCTATTCGCTGCCCATGTCAGGGAAGTTCAGGAGCTGCTCTTCCTGATTGTCAGAACTGTCACGGCTTTGGATATTTCTTTGTGAATCCTCGTAGGACGAAAGCTCTTGTAACAGGTTTGAACCGGAATACTCAATACGTTCAATGGGCTCCAGAATTGATGGGTACGGCTGCGATAACTGTGCGTGATGAGGATAAAGACTTCCTCTCCTACTTCGACAGAGTAACGGTTGAGGACGAATATGCTTCGTTTACGGAAATGTTGGTTGCGAGGTTGATGATAGGTGACGAGGTTGCTGTTTTTCTATCATACGCACCAATAGAGGATGGTATTGAGGCAGTGTACATCTTTAAGGATTCAACATCACCGTTGGTAAAGTTAGACCCATCGACGTATGAGGTTGTTCCGGAGAACCCGTATTGTCTACGATTTGCTCCTGGAAATGTCGAACCCGACATGGGCGTTTCCGTGCTGTACAAACATCGGGTGGAGTATCATATCATTGATATGCCTCACGAGATTCGTGCTTCATTAGGAAAAGACAAGAAGAGTGGGCAGCTACAAATCCTCAAGATGCCCATACAGGGTGTGGGGAGAAGGACTCATCTTATTGATATGCAGCGACCGAATTATGATGGTAGTGGTATAATCTATAACGACGATAATAATGATTCCGATACACGTTGATTTGAGCGAAATTGTAGCGGAGTTTGCTTTGACAGGCGACCAAGCTCAGGCACTCGGTGGTGAAATTATCAACCGAGTTGTGACGGAGTATGTAAACAAGTGGGAGAACCTTGTCAATAAAGAGTTGAAGAAGACTCGAAAACTGTATAAGCAAGCAATGTATGTCGACCGAGTGAGTGCGACAGAAGTTGTGTTTGGTTTACAGCCTGGACAGGACGGTTTGGCTTTGGCTCTTGAGGAGGGTAAAGCTCCGTTTGACGAGAAGCCAGGATTCGCCAATTCCCCGAAGAAGAAAACTTCTTTAAGTGGGGGTTGGTATTTGACAATTCCTTTCCGTTATGCTACTCCTGACGCTGTTGCTGAATCCACAATTTTTCAAAATGCTTTGCCGAAAGAAATATACGACATTGCAAAAAGTAACGGTGGGCAGCCTGTAAAGAAGTCTCAACTCCCAGCACAGTACGCTCAATTGGGTCGTCGTAAGGAAATTCAAACAGCGAACGGAGTAATACCAGAGTACACCCATAAATCACCCCAATACCAAGGACTCGTGAGGATTGATGTTTCATCTACGGACAAAGAGAATCGAGGGGGATACTTTACATTCCGCAGGGTCAGCAATAACAGTGACCCGTTGAGTTGGATTCATCCTGGATTTGAACCTCGGAAGTTCATGGACAGAGCTCTTGACGAGGCACAGGTGTTTGAGGTAGCTGACATGGCGATTGATGAATTTTTAAATCAATTATAGAGATGATACTAATTGCAAGAATAAAACAGATAGTCGATGGGTTGATAGCATACATTCAGTATGATTACGAAAGTGTGCCGGAGACCCAGACTTTCTTATACCATATGTTCTACGGGACTCGGGATGGGCAGTTTGACTTCTACGAACAGGCGAAGGCACTTTTCTTGAGGAAGAATACTAATCCTCGGAAGATACAGGTGAAGATGGAATATCCTAAGGATAAGAGCCATATGCCTTGTATAATTGTAAGAGAGCCAGGACGTTCAACCGATAAGCCAGCTCCGTTGGGTGGGTACGGTGCTCCCGTGCTTGATACCTTTGGGGTTCCTGAATATGAACGTGAGGGGTTTCGACAGCCAGCTCTTTCAAGAATTGACCTGATGTGCTTCAGTGACAATATGCTGGAATCAATCTTGATTGGTGAGGTATTGTATGCGTTGTTGATAGGTGCAAGAAATACGTTCGAGGAAGAGTTTGCGTACTTCGATTTCAGCACGAATGAATTGATAGCGGAGAACAGCCTGTTTCCGCAACCGATATTGATAAAGAACGTGTCAATAGAGGTTGAGGACATAGGAGATTATGCTTCAATCGTTAGACCTGAAATTGTGCGGAGATTTGTGATAGAGGATGCGATACCTGTTGGGTCAGACCCAAGTTGGAATCCGCCTCCTATTGACAAATATTTTGAATTTTCACACCCGTATGTGTGGCTCGACCAGCTTACTAATAATGGAGAAAATACTATCTATTCAAATACAGATTGGGTTCTTCAGACAGGGAACGAACTGTTCCAGTTTAAGTCGGGATATGTGTGGCTGGATGAAATGAATAATCAAGGAGAACAGGATATTGAAGCGAAGACCGCTTGGAGGCTTGAGTAGGGAATTCGCTCTAATATTACTATCTTTGTTGGTGAGAAAAATTTTGTTTAACGTTTAAAATAGTGAATTTATGGCAAAAGCAGCATGGCTGACCGTCGCTCCCGCTTCGGGAAATGGTAATGCGACAGTTCAGAACACAGGTACAGTTCACACTGGTCGTGAACAACGTACTACCACGGTGACTGGTGTGGCAGTGGGCGTATCTCCGAATAAGACGTACACCGTAATCCAGAAGGGAAAGACAGAGTTCGTTTCGTTTAACGACGGAGCTGAAACAACTGTTGGAAAAGCAGGTGGAACCCTGACAATCACAGGTAAATCCAACTCTTCTAAGTTGAATTTCGAACTTGTCGATTTGAAAACTCGTGCGGTCGTTGAGGGAGGTTTGGAATTGACTCTTCCGAGCAAATACACCGCTGGTGGAGTTGAGACCACTAACAATGTGGCTATCACTGGTGACCCTGGAGCGTCTCAGGAGTACGAGTTCAGTATTACTTTCACAGGTATCGCAGCCAATACATCGGTTGATGAATTGACCGCTGCCATGAAAGTTACGACCGCTGGAGGGCAGTCTCAGCAAATTCAGATTAAGCAATCTGCTGGTGACCCGACGTTTGCATTCGGTAATGATACAATCACTCTGGAAGCAAGCGGTGCAGCCGTATCTCAGACAATCACTTCTAATACTTCTTGGGAACTTTCCTAATCTATTAGAATATGGGAAAACGGTTGAAAAAGGCAAAGAAAGTGGCACAGCCGACAGCAATGTCGGCTGCTGTCCCGCTTGCTGTTGAAACGAATGAGGGGTTCGACAGAACGATGACCGTTACAGGTAAAATCACCGAAGGAACAATCCCTTTGGAATCATCGTTTACAATCACTCAATTGGGTCTCCGTGAGCCGTTCATTCCTGCTGATAGTGATGAGGGGTTCCAGGATTCAACTGGAAGCGATTTTGGGGTGTTAAAAGAATAAACCAATAATAAATAAGATTATGGCGTATAAATCGAAATTCACAGGAGCAAAAGTTGATGAGTTACTGACAATAGTTCAGAATCAGCAACAGAATCCGTCTTCTATTCTTGATGGATTGACGGAGAAGAATATTCTTGATAAGCTGACTGGGGATGGTATTATGAGCAAATTGACGGGGCAACAAATCGTTGATAAAATCAATACTGTTTCTGGAAATATTGTTTTCAAGAAGTTTGTGGACTGTCAGGCAAGTGCCGGAAAAACTACTTAATTATGACAAATAATCCGTATGCGACATCAAAACAGGCAGCGGACACCGTTGGGATAACTCCCGACGTAATAGGTGTTCCTGCTAATAATTACGTCCGCAAGAAAGAACTTGTTGCGACAGGAAAGTTTGACGCTGATGCGTTGGCTTCCTACGGCAATAACGATTATGTAATGTTGAAGGACATTGCACAGGGTACATTCCAAGTTGCTCTGTCAATCAATTCAGACGTTACGAGTCGTGGTACGGTTCAGTTGAACGGTGGTGCTGCTGGTGCTACTGCGTCTGCGGAGGTAAGTGCTGGAAGTCAGGTGACTGCAAAATGTAATCTGACGAAGAGTGGTGACGTATTCGATGGATGGTATAAGGGAGCCACCAAGGTGAGTTCGAGTGCGACATATACGTTCACAGCCACTGAAGCCGTGAGCCTTGTCGCTAAGATATTCTATCTTGATGTCACACCTACATCTTTGGACTACGATGCCGCTGGTGGAAGTAAGACATTCCAAGTTTCAACCAATGTGAACTGGACTGTCAGTTAGAAACAATTTTAAAAACAAATTAGGGTATGGCGAAAGATTCTTGGTTGACCGTTAATCCAATGACCGGAGAGGGTGACGCTACTCTGACCAATTCAGGCACGATACATAAAGGTCGTCTTGAACGTCAGACAGTTGTTACGGCTGTGGTCAAAGGAATTGAAGCGGCAAAATCTTACCAAGTTAAGCAAGAGCCAACTGCTGAATACATTACTTTGGACAAGACTTCATTTGAGGTAGGCGAAGGAGCTTCGACGATAACTGTTTCTGGAAAGAGCAACTCACCGAAGATTACTTTCGCTCTTGGTTCGGGGAATGATATCCCTATTGTTTTGCCTGCTAATTATACTGCGAATGGCTTATTGACGGTGAATGGGACATCAATTCCTGATGACCCAGGAGCCGTTGATGAGTTTATATTCAGTGCCCAAATCCCCATTCCTAAGAACACGGTTGGAAGACGTACAGGGAAGATAACTGTTACGGGTTCAATCGCTTCTGCCGTTGGGACGGTAACAGTTACTCAAGCGACTTCGACTTGGACTGTTACCTATTCGAAGGGAGACTATATCAATACGATTAATAAGACTTCCGAGAAGATTAATTGGGGAAGCACCGCAACTGCGGTTGCGACACTGCTCGCGAACACGGCTCAATATACTTATACATTCTTAGGATGGTATGAGGGCGACACGAAGATTTCTTCTTCGTTGTCATTGAGCGTGGCAAATATAACAGCAAACAGAACATTCACAGCAATTGGTTCTCGAACGCTTAACAGGTATTCTCTTGCGTTTACTATCACACCGACAGGTGCGGGAACGGTATCCGGAGGAGGAACTTATGACTATGGTTCGAGCATTAAATCAACTGCAACCCCTGCTACTGGTTACAACTTTACAAAATGGGTTGATGAAGAGGGGGTTGAATCAACGACGAACCCGTATCCTGGATGGGCTATCACTAAGAACCGCACGATTCAAGCGGTGTTCACGATTAAGAGTTATGCTATCAATTTGGCTGCTCAATATCGTGTGGCTGAGTCAGGCGATTTCACATCAGGAACGACGGGTGGTACTGTTTCCGGAGGAGGAACTTTCAATCACGGGACATCGGTCACTGCGAAAGCAACTCCGGCAACTGGGTACAGTTTCGCTGGGTGGTATGAGGGGGCTTCGAAAGTTTCGGATTCCGCTTCCTATACATTCACCGCAACAGGAGCTCGCAGCTTGACAGCACGGTTCCAGCGTCAATGGTTCACAGTAACATTCACTGCCGGAACAGGTGGTTCAGTATCACCGACAACGGCTCGAGTACAGTATGGTGGCGAAGCATCTTCAACTGCAACCGCTTCGACAGGATACACGTTCAGTGGGTGGAGCAATGGAACTAAGACAGCTAAATTGACCGTCACGAATGTTACGGCAAATGCGACTTATGCTGCATCGTTCGGAATCAATACCTATGTTATCACGTATGCGAAAGGCACAGGAATTGCTTCGGTTACTCCAGCGAGTGAAACAGTTGAACACGGTTCAAATGCGAAGGGTTCTACTGCGGCATTGGCGACAGGTTACAATTTCGATGGATGGTACAACGGGGATACTCGTGTCAGCACGGCTCTTACTTATGGACCAACCAACGTTACTGGAAACATGACGCTCACTGCTAAGGGGGTTTTGAAAACATTTGCAATCACAGGAACGGCTCAATACCGTGATACGGATTCTACTGGCTCGTTTACGAGCGGAACGAATGGTGGTACGGTAACAGGCTCGGGAACATATAACTATGGCTCTAAAGCGACTTTAACGGCTGCTGCAAAGGCAGGTTATACATTCCAAGGTTGGTACGACGCTGGTGGCACACAAATCAGCACGTCCGCAACTTATGAGATAGCAAGTGTGACGGCTGCGGTAACAGTTTATGCTCGATTCCAGAAGAATTGGTTTACTGTAACTTATGCGAGAGGAACAGGTGTAAATGCTTTGACGAAGACGACTGAGCGAGTAGCGTATAATGGTTCGGTGACTTCAGATACTGCGGTTGCTTCTACTGGTTACAATACTCCGACTTGGACGAAAACTTCTGGAACAGGTACATTGACAGTTTCGGCTGGTAAGGCAACTCTATCAGCAATTCAGTCTAATTGTACATTGACTGCATCAGCGACAATCAACAAATATACAGTATCTTACACGAAGAATGCGAATATCGCTTCTATCAGTAAGACGAGTGAATCCGTAAATTACGGTGGAACTGCGACCTGTACAGCGACTCTTCCTGCTAATACTGCCCAATATACATACACGTTTGCGGGATGGTACGAAGGAAGCACTCAGGTTGGTACGGCTCTTGCGTTGAGCGTTGCGAACATTACGGCTGCGAGAACTTTCGAAGCCAGAGGAACAGCCACAGTCAATAAGTACACAATCACCGTGAATAATGGTTCTGGTGGAGGAACTTATAACTATGGAACAAAGGTTACTCTGACAGCTTCTACGATAGAAGGAAAGACATTCTCTAAGTGGTCTGATGGTGTAACAACTGCTTCTCGTGAGATTACTGTTACAGCGAATGCAACTTATACGGCTGAATATACGACGAACACTTATACCGTGACTTATGTCAAGGGGACAGGTATCGCCACAATCAGTAAGACTTCTGAAGTTGTAAGTTGGGGAGCTAATGCGACTGGCTGTACAGCCACAGTCACTGCGGGATATACATTTGACGGTTGGTACAATGGCGCAACCAGAGTTTCAACATCATTGACGTATGCTCCGACGGCTGTTAAGTCTAATTTGTCTCTTACAGCGAAAGCGACTATTAACTCATATACAGTCTCCCCGTCAGCGTATTATCGTAATACAGACGGCACAGGAAACTATACAGCCGGAACGACGGGTGGTACAGTTTCAGGTGGTGGAAGTGTAAATCACGGAGGAAGTATAACTGTCACGGCTTCGGCTGCTGCTGGTTATCAGTTTGATGGTTGGTATTCTGCTGGTGCATCAGGTGGTTCTTTGTTGAGTAGTTCAGCATCGTATGCGATTTCAGGTGTAACAGCCTCGATGACCGTATATGCTCGCTTCACGAAGAAATATTATACGATAACTTATTCGGCTGGTGATTATGTTGCAAGTCTGAGTAGAACTTCAGAACGTGTTGCTCACGGAGCCAACGCTGCTGGTTCAACGATGACTGTTTCCGCTACGACTGCTCAATACTCCTATGGGGTTGATGGTTGGTATAACGGAGCGACTAAGATAACATCTTCAGCGACTTATGCCCCGACTGGTGTAACAGCTAATGCAACGTACACTGCGAAGGGAACGAGAAGCCTGAGAAGTTATACTGTCACCTATAATAAGAATGCGTATATTTCCTCTGTGAGTCGTGCAAGCGAGTCTGTTTCTTATGGTGGTACGGCTGCTGGTTCTACTGCATCGCTTCCGGCAACTACTGCTCAATATTCTTATAGCTTCGACGGATGGTACAATGGTTCAACCAGAGTGTCCACCTCTGTAACTTATTCTCCAGGAACTATTACTGGAAATGTTACGGTTGAGGCTCGAGGAAATAGAACAACTCGTTCTTATACAATATCAGTCAGTCTTGACAGTTCGGCTGCGGGACGTGGTTCAGTATCTGGCGGTGGGTCTTATAACTATGGTGCTTCGGCAACGGTTGTATGTACCAAGACCAATAGTGCTGACGTGTTTGACGGATGGTATGAGGGTGGAACACGGGTGAGCACAAGTCTCTCCTATCAGTTCACGGTAACAGGTGCGAGAACACTGGTAGCGAAGATTCTGTATCTTGACGTCACTCCAACGAGCCTGTCTTATGGCGCAACGGGTGGTTCACAAACGTTCAAGATAACGACGAATACGAGCTGGAAAATTTCTTAATGAGTTTGGGCAGGAGCTTCGGCTCTTGCCCTTCCTCAAAAAGATTTGTGGTTATTGATGTTTTGGAAAATTTTTATACCTTTATTCCGAAATAAGTTAGTAAACTTTTAATAAAGATAATATGGCAACAAGCGTTTATTTCAATGGAAAATTGAGAACTCTTCCCGGAGTATATTCAACGATAACTTCCGGAGAGAGTAGTGCTTCCCGAAATTTGGACTATGGAACCGTGCTCTTGATTGACACGGGTGTATATGGTGCTGGCTTCGGTGGAGGTTCAGGTGTTAATGGCACCGACAAGCAAGGAAAGGACGCTGTCTATGAGTTCGAGACATTATCAGATTTTCGTGACTTCGTGAAAGGCGGAATGTTCTGGAAATGCGCAGAGGCTCTGTTTACTCCCGACCCGTATAATGCGGATGCGGTTGGTATCAGTAAGTTACTGTATGCTCGTGCCTGTACGACAACTCCCGCAACTATGACGTTCACCCCGACTGGTGGTGGTTCGAAAGGTGGTACGCTGGTAGTGAAAACTATCGACGAAGGATTGAATGCAAATGGCGAGGTTGAAGGCGATTTCCTGAAAACAGGTTATGCGTGGACAATTGAAGCCGGAACGGAAGACCCGAATGCGTTCATTATGAAATTCTGGAGAGGAACCTTTACAGGTCTTTATAAAGACCCGATTACAGGGGTTGAACTTTCCTACGATGAATTGACAGTTGAACAGGCTGACCCGTATCTGATTTGTCAGACTCCGGAATGTACTACGTTGGCTCAGGTTATTCAGTGGTGCCAAACCGATGAGAACTTTGGGTCAAGATTCATTCTTGATGAATCAAGCAAAATCACGGGTGATGGTTCAGTAGATGCTTCTGACATTGCTGACAATGAAGGATGGCAAGTAGCTATTGGAGCGACTGAACAGTATAAGCCGACTGACCTCGACGACCTGTTGGCTCAAATCACTGATGTTGAGTATAACATCGTATTCACAGACCAAATCGGTGCTTCGGGTGCTGGTGCTACGAATAACAAGGTTATCGCACACCGCAATACTCAGGCGAAGTTCGACAAATTTGTGTATGTCGGTGCATACGACAGCAAGTTGAAGTTCAATGACTCGCTCGGTATGGCGAAACAGTTCAACAATGCATACGTGGTGTGCGTTCATGGCGGTATCGGTACTGCAAGCGACATGGTAGCGTCTAAAGTACGTTGGTGGGGTGTATTCTATAACCTGTGCCAAGTAATCGGTCGTGTGAGTGGCAAACCACCTTACATTCCGGTAACTAACAAGACAATCGGTGGTGACAAACTTCAGCACATTCCTGACGAAAAGGAAATGGAAAAAGCTGTCAAGGCTGGTTTGGTTGTGGTATATCCGAATCCTTACTTGATGCGGTTCGTGGTTCTTCAGGGTGTTACAACTCTTCAGGATAACAAGACGCTCTTTAATAAGAAGGGATTGTCCTTCTCTATTCAGTTCATGCGTGTTCTTGCACAGTTGAACAAAGAGTGTGTGGTGAATGCTGAGATTGACCTGTTGGGTGACGAAAACGGTGTGAACCTGAATACTCTGTCAAAAGGAGCTCTTGAGACTTGGACAATCAATTTCTTGCAATCACGTGTTGCGACTGAAAATCAAGACAACTTGATTCAACGGTTCCAAAACGTTGTTGCGACTCGAATTGAGGACTATTACGATGTCACCTATGAGGTGGTGGTGAACAGTGAAATCACTAAGATTTTCTTCACCGGATTCTTGTTGAAAAACTAAAATTAAAAAGATATGGCAAGAGGAAGAGTTTTTACAGCACCGAAAGCGTTTATCAAAATAGATAACGAGGTTGCAGGATACGTCCGCAATCTGAAATTCTCAGAAAACGTACAGCGTGCCAACGTTCAGGGGTTGGGAAGCCTGACTTATCAGGAAGCACCCCCTGTGGCGTACACTTGTCAATGGAGTGTATCACAATACTTCATTTCATTCAATACTCCGATTATGAAGAAGATGCTCAAGAAGTTTGGAAGCATAGCGGAGATAAAGAATAGCCTCGTATTGGGGGACATTGCTTTTGACATTACGGTGTATGCGAAAACGGTATCAAGCGAAGACGCAGCGACGAAACTTGTTACCGAAGTTGATAACACGGGTGAAACCATTGCTCGCTTGCAAGGCTGTTTACTGAATACTCAGTCATTCAGCATCCAGGAAGCTGGACTTGCAGGAACCGACATCAGTGGTATTTATCTTGAACCAATCAGCATGGCAGGATAATCCTGCCTTGCTTTAAATAAAAGAAGATTATGATAAAAGATGAAGTAACAATTGAAATCAAGGGGCATAGTTACCCTGTGAAGTTCCCTAATGTGGGTCAGTTCTACCAAATTGAGGCGATGAAGCAAAGCCTGTCCAGAGGATTCTATAACTCAATGGTAATGAGTCCTTCAGCAATGGCTCAGCACGCTCTTGACATGATTGATATCGAGGCTGCGATTGCTGTTTTGTGCCCGAAATTGATTGAGGATTTGAAAGTGAAGAACTTTTCGGAACTTGACGTCAGGGACTACAAACTTATCCGCGATGAATACTTCAAGACGGTTGCTCCGTTCTTTAAAGAAATTACTGACCTCCTGAAAGGTGATGAAAGTGATGACGTAAAGAAGGAGGAGTAATATGAAACATTCCGAGCTGATACAGGGTGTTGTCAGCTGGAACAATAGATTCCCGTTGGACAGGTGGTGGCGAATAAAGCATAATGTTTCATTTATGTCCCCTGCTCATCGGGAATCTTCTTTTTTATACCAGCTAATGGAATTCGAAGAAGACAAGCTGTATTTAAAAGAGTTTCAGACTGAACGTGGGAAAGATGAGGATAAGTATATTCCCGGAATTGGGGACATCTTTAAGGCTCCGACTACGATTGAGGACTTCTCTACTGAGGCTGAAAGAGAAATTGAAGAAATGCTTAAATTAGAACAAAATGGCGGAAGACAAGAGAATACGGGTATCGGCTGATGCGTCACCTCTTCAGGAGCTCCGGCAAAACGCTCAAGCCTTGTGGAACGACTTCAATAAGATGGAAAGTACGTTCAAGGACATCGCTGAGCAAACTGTTGGAGTCATCCAAAAGCAAATCGACCTGTTAAAGGAGCGAAACGCTCTCTCAGGGGGAATGCAAGGTGGCTTCCCTAATGATACCCCGACCGAAAGACGACCGACCCTTATAGACCCTTATACTGGGCGACCTTTAAGTGGTTCGGGTGGAGTTGTATCTCCAGGAACTTCTGGTCGTGCTTTAAATACCCAGCTTACTGAACGCCAACAAACGACTCTTGATAAGATACTGTCAGAAGTTGTCCGGATAGCGGACACAATTGAAAAGACCCAGAGGGATGATACTAATGGTGTGCTTCCTTCGGCTGGTGGGGGAGAACCTCCGCAAGTTCCTACTCCGGCAACCCCTGAAGTTCCTACTCCTGGACAGGGTGGTGCTGGAATGTTTGGAAAGGGGTTCAAGCTCCCTACGAGTATGGGAGGACTGATGGGAATGCTTCCTTTTGGTGCGCTTATCATGGGGATTGGTACAATATTGGGTCAGCAAGCGAAGTATGAGGCTGCACAGTACGGTGCGGAAAACGAATTTCAACGTCGAAATAACAGGGGTAATCATTGGCTGCTGAATATGCTGACATTCGGTATATCGGGAGCCGAAGCTGAAAAGAAGGAAGTTGGACGAATGGCGGCAACCCAGAACGATAGAGCGTTGGGGGATTATTCCGCTTTACATAACATTTCCTATCGTGAAGCGTTGGGAAGTCAATTCGTTGATTCATTTGGTGAAGCAGTTGATTATGTTACAGATGGTGGGACAACTTTTATGGACTACCAGAAGGCAAGAAATCCTCGGTTAAAAGGTCCAGGAGTCGACGAGGATGGGAACTTTTCTTTGGGGGATATGAAGTTTGCCCCACAGAATATGGCGGAAGCAGATGCTTGGAAGGATTGGGAACGTTCTGTTAAACGGGAAAGATACCGCCAAGCGGATAAGGCAGGATTGGTGACTGATAAAGATGAACTTCCTACATGGGCGTCCAGGACGTTGGGTTTGAATATGACAGACTATCTGTCTCAGGTTACAACTCTTCAAAAGGCTGGAGTCTATGAACGGAACACTTCTCTTCATGATGTGAACCAACTATTGATGGCTGGAAAGATTCGAGGACTGTCTGAAGATGACGCTGCTTCTGTATTAGCGACAACACGGTTTGACCGTTCAGGTCGTACAGGAGCCAACGTTGTACAGGCTTTCGATACTAATTTACAGGGGCTCGGAAAGAGTGACCAATACATTGCTTCGACACTTGGGGAGTACCTACAATCGTTCAATCGTATGGGGGAGAATGTGCTTAACAGGACAGGTTCACTCAATACGGCTGGAATAGTACGTTCCATGACAAGCATACAGAATGCTACTGGGATGGAGGGTCGCCAATTAGAGCGTGTACAGAACTCTTTAATGGGGAACAATGTAAGTCAAGACGACGTCAGCCAAGCGTTGCTTTTGAGAACCGCAAGAGAGGTTGCTGGTCCAGATGCTCAATTATCAGATTTACAAGCGATGATTGAACAGATGCCGGAGAAACCTGAACTTCAGCAACAGTTCTTCGAAAGAATTCAGAAGATGACGGGTGGGGGTGAAATGGGTCGTCAGGTGATGAAACAAATCTTCCCTAATTTGTCAATGACTGATATTATTGACTTGGAAAAGGCAACCGGAAATGATGCGAAGAAAATATTTCAGCGTGGTCGTTCAACGGGTGCTGAATATTCGGAGGCTGACGCTCGAAGTAAGGTTGGCGACATCGCTGCTTCTACTGCCGCAACACAGAATCGAAAGATTAAGGATGGATATGAAGAAATTCTTGGTGGAAAAGGTTCTATCGCTGCGGTTGTTAAAGCAATCAAAGATGAGGGTCCGATACCTGTTACAATCGTAGCTCCTTCACCAGGAAGTGCTGGTTCAGGTACAGGGCAACAGGGTGGATTCCCTGCCTTAAATTTGACAGATGAACAGCTTCAGAAAATCAGGGAAAATGTTTCTTCAGGAGTTCAGGATGGTGTTAAAAAATCAATGAATAATATAACAATTCAATCTGAATAACTATGGCAGAAGAAAAGAAAATACCTCCGTATTCAACCGATTGGTTCAAAGGAATCGAAGATAGTCGCGAACCAGCGACTATCCAAGATTTCCTTGATGATTTGAAAAAGCAAGGGTATCAAGAAGACTTGACCGTTGATGACTTCCTGAAATTTACCGATGGACACTGGACGAATGCTGAGATAATTATAAACAGCTATTCTCCTCAAATGAAGGAGAAATATAAGAGTGAAATAGAGCAGAATAAACCACCGTTGATAATGGTCGGAACATGGTACACCATCCCGAATAAACAAATTACAGCGGAGCTCCAGGAGATACTTGCTTCTGACCTGTTTATGAGGCAGTATAGTAGCTTTTCAGCGTTTTGGTCAACGAAACAAAAAGAGCTTCTGAAAGACCCCGAATATGTGCCTTGGGACTCTCCTACAAACAATGGTGATTCGAGTAGCTCAAAGCCAATCAATGATTCCTATGTAGCGAAGAAACGTGCCGCAGCGTCAGGTTCGGGCGATGAGAATAAAGAGTACCATGTTCAGATGAAAGCCTTAAATATTAAAGTTTGGGTTTATTCACGTGCTTTCAATAAGGTGTATGACATCAGTTCCTGGATAAGAACCTGTTCAACGAATAAAGATATATCAATGGGGACATTCTCGATGGAGCTCGTTCCAACTGATACGCTTACAATTCAGACGTTCGGTGAAGACTTTGCTAATCATTTTAATATCACAGATAAGCGAGGAAGTATTCATCGGGATTGGTTTTCGAAGTTCATTCAGAACAACGATATGATATTTATTCGCTTCGAAAAGTTGAAGAAGGAGAAATATGAGGACATGGGAAAACGCCAGTCAAGCACTCACATCGTTGAACCGTCTGAATTGAATGACAAGTTGATATGGGATATGATGGGGTTGATAGATACCGTGTCAACGAATGTTGATTCCGAAAGTACAGATTACTCCGTATCAATATCAGGTCGGGACTTGATGAAGCTCCTTGTCGAGGATGGTTCCTACTTTATTCCTTTGAAATTTGTGGAGGGAAGTCCGGACAGGTGGTTCTATGGCGGAGACCCCGAATCATCGTGGTTCAAGCGTAACATGGTAACAGGTTCTTATGACTATTATTTTGCTTATGAGTTCCAACAGATTGACACCGTGTCATCGTTTATTGTGAACCAGTTGTCAAACATTGGAATCGTTCCTAACAGCCTGTTTTCGCATTGCGCAAAGCGTCCTGATGCAAAGGGGGTGTGGCAGATGATTACCCTGTGGGTGGACGGGCAGCTTTCAGATAGAAGAATTGTCGACCGTTCATTGACGAACCCCGAAGGAACGTTGCTTGATTTCTTTAACAAGATATGTCAGCAGCCATTCGTTGAATTTTGGGGGGATACATGGGGGAACGAATTCGACCTGATGATACGCCAGCCTCCGTTCACGAAGACGGCAATTCAGAACGTTGTCAACTCAAAAGAGTTCATAGGGATAGAACCGAAAGACCTGTTATCGTTTTCACTTGAGTATGATAATCGTGCGTATGCTTGGTATCGAATCATGCCTCAAAACGCATTGACAGGTAGTTCACAGTTCTCCTCGCTGGCGTTGGTTCCTATTATTTTCCTGAATGAGTATGTCGAACGTTTCGGAAATAAACGGTGTATCACGAATGATATATATCTGTCTGAAAAGAGCCTGAAAGGAAAAGACGACGAAAAGAATATCAATACAATGTCCCAAGCGTTGTTGAATGATTTACTGTATGTAGTGGAGACGACCTCGTATCTCCCGTTCACTCGTAAAGGAACGATAACTATAAATGGGGACAGACGTATCAAGGTTGGTACTTTCGTTATATTAGAGAGCACGCAGGAGCTCTTCTACGTAACAGCGGTGAACAATACAATTACATTCACAAATGATGTGATTGACCGTGTTACGGTTCTGACAGTTGAGAGGGGGATGCTTCTTGAGTACATTACGAATGCTGCGAAGAATTATTTCAACATTGTTGATATTGATGGAATTCGGGCGGATATTCAGAAGCGAGACCCCAAGCATAAGGACGATGTGATAGCTCCGTCTTCGACGAAGTTTGGTGTGAATATTGATGTGTTTAACTTCTTCTTAGAAAGAGAAATGTTTAAAGATGGCAACGATTAGACTTAAAAAGGTGGGGAAACAGGGAGTTTCCCCTGTTCGTAAGCAGGGAACGGTTCAGCAAACAACCGGATTTGGATACGTTCTAATTCCGGAAGGGGTTGACCGTGATAAGTTCGTTGACACCTGTTTTCGAACGAATAAGATATCAATCATCGATGATAGTGAAGGGAATGTCATTCACGAATGCTTCATTTCAAACGAGGCTCTTCAGAATATAACCTTTCCAAGAAAGGTAGGGGAGAAAGGAACTCCGGTGATGTGGATAGCACAATCGTACATGAACCAGCCGATGATTATCGGAACCTTTATTTCAACGAATGGTCGTATCCCTATGAGAAGCGATGAAGAGTTTTCAATTCTTCGTGAATGGGATAAGGGTTCTTTGAGCATTACAGGTAGTGCAAAGAGAGGAACGCTGTTTATTTCTGTGAGAGGGCAACAGTTCGGGACTCTTAAGATAAATGCGCTTGGAGATGAGAACGCTCTTCTTGAGGTAGGTTCAACGGGTACAGTGAAAGTTTCCGCTAACAAGAAAGTGGAAGTTGAGGCTTTCGAAGAGCTCACTGCTAAACTGATAGACCCTGTCACCGAAAATGAGTCGGGAATAAGCATCAATAAGGAAGAAATGACCGTTTCTGCTACGTATGGTGAGGGAGACGATAAAAACTTCTCAAAAACGACTGTAACCGAGCAAGGGTTCGTGACTGAAACAAAGGTGGGGGAAACTCAGTATAACCATACCGTCAATGAAAGTAAAGCGGAAACGACAATCTTCGATTGCACCCTACGTTTCGAGGATAAGAAAGCCACTCTGTCTCAGGGTGATGCAATGATTGAAATAAGCAATGGGAAGATGTCTATTATCAATGGAGGGACAGGGTTGAATGAGCTTCTGACAAAGATTGTGGATGCCATCGCCACGCTAACAGTTTCAACGGCTGTTGGACCGAGCGGGACACCATTGCCTCCTACAATACAGAAGACAACTGAGTTGAGTAGTTTATTGAAAAAATTCTTTAATAAATAGAGTTATGCCATTACAGAAAGAAGCACTCGCGCAATCAATACTTTCATTGATGACGCAAATGAGAAAGGAAACTGAGATTGACGATAGTAAGTTCGCAAATGGTTTGGCGGATGCGATTGATACGTTTGTCAAGACGGGAGAGGTTCAGGCTGGAATCCCTGTTTCGACCGCTGGTTCTGCCACGGCTCAGACAGGTGCTACGACTGGTCCAGGAAAAATATTGTAACGATTTACTATATTTGTAGAAAATTTAAAAGATATGTCTGCATTAGATACAGTTATGAACATGGCGAAGTCAATCGGGGGACAGGCTCTTGCGAGCTTGTATCCCAATGACTTTGAATGGTACATGGTTGCTTTGGAACTTGCGGATAGTAACGACAACACGATAGATTATCTGACATTTCCTATAATGCCGGATTCAATATCGAAGACAGAACCAACCCGAACTAATATCAAGAAGTCGATGGCAGGAGTAACAGTATTGTCGACTCCTTCCTATTCACCTCAGGAAATTAACATTAAGGGAAGTTTCGGTCGGCAGTTCAAGATACTAATCAATCCGAAGCCATCCGTGAGCATTGATGCGTCAAGCAAAAGCGTCAATGCAGGGAAATATCACCTGTTCGACATCACGAAGAAAAGCGGTTCAATTTCAGGACTTGCGTTTTCAAATTTTAATATGAACGTCAAGACGGGTTATGGCGTGATGAAGATACTTCAGGCGATGATAAGTAAGAGCGTTGGTCTTGATGAAAGTGGGAAGCCATTAAGACTGTACTTTTATAATATGGCACTGGGCGAAAGTTATCTCGTTTCAATTCCGCCATCTGGAGTACAGTTTTCACAGGACTTGTCTAAGAATATGGTGTGGAACTATAACATGACGATGATTGCGTTGGCTCCGTTGGAAGCCGTGTCTAACAAGAATGATAAATCCTTGCTTGACAAGTTGCTTCCTTCGATGATACAGACAGGAGTCAATGAAGTTGCGTCAGTGGTGACAGACGCTTTACAGCCTGTAACCGAAACAGTATTGGAGGGATGGTTATGAGAGACGCATTAGAAACATTTAAGAAGCAAACAGGGTACGACATTCAATCGTATTTTGAGTCGTTTGCATTGTTCTGCAACTCTTACTATCCGTTGATAGTTGCTTACTATACAGGTCAGGACGATGTCAATATTGGAGACTCGTTTGGTAGGCTTGACACCCTGATGAAACAGTCTCAGGAGATTGAGCCGTTGTTCACTTTAAAGGCAACAGGTCTTTCAAGAATTGATTCTTGGGAGTTGCTTGATATGTTCACCGAATGTCAAACGAAACTGTGGACGATAGACAATTCATCACGATGGTTGCGTTCTGCTATTATTGGGCGGTACGGAATGAACGTTGCTCTTCAGAGAGTTCTTAAGACTCGGGAGACGTTTGAGAACGTATCATCACAGTTAGGCTCGAACAATCCCCAGGATGATTGGGTTGATATCGCTCGAAATAACGCAGTAGAGGAAGAAGACTACGATGCAAATACAGGTGGTGGAATGTTTAAGATTAATATCAGAACATCGGGGAATTTTAATATCCCGAATATTGTGGATAATCTTGATTCCGAAAAGATACTCGGTAAGGACATCGACAAGAACTTTCGGTTTGAGAATGATGACTTGGCGACGCTTGAATACGAAGCTGCTATCGGACAGGCTTTGGACACAATCATTCATGCTTTGAAAGGTACAATTCCGGAGTTCCCGAATTATGGGCTTCCTAATGAGGCTATCGGTTCTTCTGTGAATGCTATACAGTATCCGTCCCTATTCAAGCATTTGGTGAATATGTTCCAGAGGGATGCTCGGTGGGTATCAGTAAATCTTCTTGACCTGTACAGGAAGGAAGACGCTATCTTCATGAAGATACAGGCGAAGACAGTAACGAATAATTTTCTTGTAACAAATATTCAGATATGATAACGAAAGTAAATAATACCATTTCATTCCTGAAGAATCTTTGGGTTGAAACATTCTTAAACAAGACGGACAAGGTATCTGATATCACCGATAACTCCGTCTTGAATGCCGCTGCTTATGCGACGGCAAAGGTTGCGCAAAAGGCTATCAAGGACGTGGCGATAGTCGAGACACAAATTTTCCCCGAAACCGCTTCTGGGGATTATCTCGATAGAGCAGCGTCCCTGTTTGGTGTGTCGGCTCGTTATGGTGCGTTGGGTTCTTCTACTTACATACGAGTATATGCTGAACCAGGAACAACGTACACGGCTGGAGTGAATACCTTTGTGAGCACAAATGGGGTTCGTTTCGCCATTGAAAACTCTCTTACAGTTGGCGAGTCGGGGTATGGCTATGTAAAGGTGCGAAGCGAGGCAATAGGACGGTTTACGAATGTAGATGCGAACAGTATTACAACCGTGAACCCAATTCCGCAAGGTCATTTTGAATGTACGAATGAATATTATGCAATTGGTGGACGTGATACTGAAAGCGATGAGATGTTCAGGAGGAGAATTTTGAATCATCAAAACGTGTATGCAACAGCCACCATCGAAAAGCTGACACAAATCTTCCAGAACTTCGACAATCGTATTCTTAAGATTATGTTTGTGGGGATTATGGAAGACTCATTCATTCACATTCAGTTAGCGACTCAGAACGGTCAAGAGCTCTCCTACGCAGAATTGAAAACCTTGCTTGACAAGGCTACTCCGTACTTCGGAATTGGTGATATGATAGTGTCCGGGAAGCTAATGGGTATCAAACTTGAGAATGCAACTTGGTATGAGGTTGGAGGCGAGGAAGGAGTTGATTTCCGTTGCGAATTGGAAGCTGGATACGATACGGCTGTCGTGAGAAAGAACATACAGGTTGGAATGACGAAGTATCTTGACTTCCGCTTCTGGGAAGCTGGTCAACGAGTTGAGTGGGATAACCTGTTAGAGATAGTGAAGAATACAGAGGGGGTTCGTTATGTTGCTTCTGAATGGTTCAAGCCGTCAGTTGATGAGCCTGTATCAGATTTCATGCTTCCGAGAATCAAGAAATTCATAATGAGAGACTTGGAAGGAAACGTGATGTTTGATGAGTCAAACGAGTTCTCACCCGTGTTCTATCCCGCAAATTAGACTTGTTTCAAGAGAATTTTTGCTGTATTTTTACGCTGTTGAATATAAAAGATAAGATATATGGACAATTTAGAATTGAAACTTATTCGTCAGGAATTTTCCTCAACCGCAACGATAGGAGTATTATATTGCGATGGGTTGAGGATAGCTGACACTTTGGAAGATACCCAACGTAAACTTCCGGAGACCTGTCCTAATACTCCAAGGGGGATTGCTTGCAAGTGCCCTGAAAAGGTGTACGGAGAAACCTGTATTCCGGCAGGACGTTATAAAGTAATATATCGATATTCTTCTAAATTTGGGAAAGAATATCCTGCTTTGGAAGACGTGCCTCATTTCTTGGGGATACTTATCCATGCCGGAGCTAATGCTGGGCACACAGAAGGATGTATTCTCGTAGGAGATAGAGTTCCTGGAAGAGAGCGGTTACAGAATCAATTCAACGTATCCGAAAGGGTCAAGAAGATGGTTCGTGAAGCTATCAAAGCAGGGCGAGAAGTATGGATAACCATTGAATAAAAAGATTATGAAAAGAATTTTGAAAAAGGCTCTTATGCTGGTGGGGATAGTTCTTATGATTGCTGCGTGCAGTCGTAAGATTTATATCCCCGTTGAAAAGACGGTTACTGTAACGGAAACAGTTAGGGACACGGTCGTTCAGGTTCAAATTGAGAAGGAGTATGTCAAGAACATCACCCCTGATACGACAAGCACGGTTGAAACGAAATACGCTCGTTCAACCGCAACATATCATGGGCAATCAGGTTTGCTTGAACATGATATTGAAAACAAACAGGATAGCATCCCTGTCAAAGTAGTGTATAAAGACAGAGAAGTTATCAAGGAAATTCCGGCTCCCTATCCTGTTGAGGTTGAGAAGAAAGTCGAGGTGCCAACCCGTATGCCGCTTCGCTGGTGGGAGAAGATATTCTTCTACGCTGGTATAGCAACAGTGGGTGGAGGAGTCTTTTGGCTATTGAGAAAATTCAAGAAATGAAATGGCAACGATAAAGTATAAAGAATTTCCAAGAGTCGGAAAGGGGTTCACGATTTATACTCAAGTGATTCCGCCAGCTGGACTCATACCTGTATTGCGAGCAGCACGACAGGGTGAAGCCAATCTGTTCAGGTATTCAAAAGATGGGGGTGAATCGTTTACCGATTGGACAACTCTGACGAAAGAAACATTCAGTGAGCTGGGTCGGCTCACTGATAGTTTTGATTTAGTGCTCGAGTATGTGGTAGAGCCGTACAGCCTACCGAAGACAAGAGCGATGATTGACCCATACGACGAACCCCTGTCATCAACGATTTACGATAAGACGATTTTTAAGACGTTCTTTGACAGCAACGACCCACAGGTTCTGATATGGGCAATAAATGTCTTAGAGAAGCTGTTTGAGCCTGGAATAGTCCCATTGTACGTGAGCCGTAACAATGAGGACGACTACAATACATTCTTCCTAACGATTACTCACTACTTTGCGTTCATCGTAATTTACGCTCGCCAATTTAGACAGTTGGAGAACAGTGACCTCTTGATGAAGGAATTTATTGAGGGTTGGGGATTGGTGTACGAAAACATCGATACACTTGACCAGCGTCGTTACCTGTTCAACAATTGGATTCAAGAGTTCTACAAACGAGGAACGTATCAGATAGTTGATACAGGGGGAACGATAGAGGGAGAGTTGAGACGTCTGGTAGGCTACTCAAAGCCAAACGAGTTTATCTTCGCTGTATTGGCTCCGCAGAACGTGGGGTGGTGTTTAGGATGGTCTTCTCCTACTTGGTACGGTACAGAAACAGTCAATGCCGTTTCGAAAGGTTGGGACTATGGACCAGACTATGCAGGTGATACCTTTGCCGACTTGATACAGTTCAGGGAAGATGAGCTACAAATGAAAAGAACGGGTTCTCCTGTCGAAAATGAGATACAAACGAAGTATCCGTGGCAGATATACACTGGGGAAGACGTTCCGGCTGAGTTTTCTGAATCTTATACGGTTGGAGTCGGACCACTGAAGGACTATCCTATATTGGGTGATGTCCGAAGAAAGTTCGTTGACAACCTGTACGTCTTCCAGCCAACAGGTTCGGGAAGAGTAGGTATATCAACCGAAGCCGATACAAGCAAGGCGATGGAGGTCTATCCGGGACTTGATTATGAGATGACCGTTTGGGTGAAGTCGCTGAGTATGGGTGACCAAAACATTGAGTTTGGGGTAAACTGTTACGATGCCAATATGAATCTTATCAATCAGGTTCGAATCACTGATTGGCGTGAAACAAACAGTTTCTTCACTGGAGACCGTTATCAGAGTCCGTGTAAAGTTCCAGGAATCTACTATCGTTTGAGAGGAATCATCTATAACATTCTTGAGGAGAAAGATGAAAGCCTGTATTTGAATTTCGAAAATGGAAGACCGTTGAGGTTCATTGGCGATGTGAAGTATATGGCTCCATACATCGTACAGAATCGAGACTTGATTTCAGCCGACATTCAGATTGCGGGAATAGTGTTGAAACCGCTCGACCTCCCGTTCTCACAGGGGTATTTGGGACAGAAGAACGTGATAGCGATGTATGCCCAAATCAAATCGGCAAGAACGAAAGATGACATTGAAGAGTTCGTGAGACGATATCTTGTTTCCTATAAGAATGTCGTATCGTACACTTGGTTGGATTGGGTGGTGAGAACTTCCTACTTCTTGACGTTCAATGTCAAGCGAGAACTTGACGGTGCGCCAGTAGAGGGAGCGGTCATTACGTTGAGCAATGGCTTCCAATCTCAGACAGATGTCAATGGTTATGTTCGTTTCGAAGTTCCTATGGATAATATGGTTTATTACACCGTATCCGCCAGAGGAGTATCAACGGATGGGAATATCATGATGTCTCAAGACCAAACAGTCAATGTCGTGATGAACTTGCCTATGAATGTAGATGTTGAGATAGTCGAGCCAGGATGGGGAACAGCGACCGTTGAGGGAAGCCGTTTACCGAGAACCGAGATAACTCTTACAGCGACACCGAGTCCGGGTTATACGTTCTTAAAATGGCGAATTATCACCGATTCTACAGAGGACACTCGAAACCCGACTCAATATTGGGTTGGAGACCACGACCTCGAGATACAGGCTATCTTCGAAAGAAACAGCGAATTAAGATTTACTCCGTCGGCTGTACAACTTCCGGCAACAGGTGGTATTCAGACAATCGTTGTTTCATCATCTAAGAAATGGGCACTTGACCCATTACCTGAAGATTGGGCGAAAGTGACACCGTCATCAGGTGATGCTGGAGATACCCCGATAAGAATTGAAATTGACCAACAAGGACAGTAATAAATTTTGATAATATGAGTAAGATAAACATTCACAGAGGTACGTTCCTCGAAAAGGAAGAGCTCACTCGGATGATGACATTCCTGAACGAGAAACCTGAAGTGTCGGCAATCTTTGCCGCTTCCCTCTCCTTCGGTTTGGTATCTCCTGGGGGAAAGGCAGGGTCAGCATTTAAGGTAACAGCGTCCACCACATTGGGAGCAATCAATATGGTGGGTGGTTACGTTATCGGGTCTGACCTGAAAGGATACCGAGTTGATAACCAGCTTGACTTCCCGATTCCTAACGACCAGAAGTATTACTGGTTGAAAGTCGGTCCCGATTCAAGAAATTACGAGAACGGATATGTTCAAGTAGATACATTTGGAAACGTTTCGGGAACTGTCAATTTCCAAGGAATTGTTAGAGGGCAGAGCTCCGGAGTTCCTACCTGTGTTCGTTTCGTGAAGGATGATGGCTCTCAACCCCTGAACAATCAGGTCTATCAGATTGTGGACATCATCAATGCGAATAACATAGTTCTTTCAAGCGGGATAGCATTTCAGGCTGAAACTCAGCTTCGAGTTATCGTGTTGGGTAGCATACCGATGGGACGTCGTTTTACCGACGAACAGTTGGAAGGCTTATATACGTTTGACACGTACAAATTGACTCTCGTACCAGAGCCGTCAGAGGGCACTATGCCTCCAAAGGATGCTAACGAGTATTATATCGCACGTATCCGTAACAACGGTGGCTCGGTAACGATATTGGATGAAAGAACTCAATACTGGACACTTGGTGGTTCAGGTGGCTCCGGTCAGACTTATACGATAACAATCAACCCGACTCCGGCTGATGCGAAAGTAATTATCGATGGTGTGGTTACAAACAGCGTTGAGGCGATTGACGGTCGTACTTTGATTTGGTCGGTATCTAAGCCAGGATATCTGACGAAGTCCGGCAACTATACTGTAACAGGAAAGAACGAAACTTTGAATATCGTTCTCGAGGAAGACCCCGACCCGATTCAAGACGTGAAGATTACCGTCAAGACGGCAAGCGGTGGAGTATCTCAAGGAGCTGTTTCAATTAACAATTCAGCGACGATAACGAAAGCCGAAGAGTCAATTTCTGTTCCTATGGGTACAACTGTACAGATATGCGCACAGGCTGTTCCAGGATACAAGTTTGCTGGCTGGCTGAAAGGTGGCGTGGCGTTCAACCAAACCGCAATTCAGGACGTTGTGGCTTCTGCCGATACTGTCTATACAGCTACATTCGTAGAGGACACTCAGGCTGATTATTGGGACTTCGAAACTGCGACTTCAGACGGTGGCTCAGAACTGTTTACCGTACCGACTCAGGCTGGAACGGGTGAATACGAGGGTGTAATGGTTAAAGTCAAGGAGGATTGATATGCAACTGTACTATACAACAACAACTGGGGCAAACAATGAACAACCGAATCCGGAACGTTCATTAGGAGGATTCAAATCCTCCACCCCTGTTTCAAATGATGACTTCGGGAACCTGTTTGACGAAATATCGTTGATGACCATGAAGTCAGGAAGAGACGAATATCGTGCTATTGTTTTGAAGAATGAATTCCAGCAACCAGCTCGAAACATTACGATAAAGGTAACACGTCCCGAGGATGCGATTTGTTCCTACAAATTAGCTATTGGGGAAATGAACGTCGTGAACAAATACAACCAGAAGTCAATGGAGAATGTATTGTCCCCGAATAATAAACCATTCAGGGCAAAGTTCATTGACATGACGGAAGAGGCTGTTCTTGAGGTAGGGGATTTGAATCCTGGGGATGAAATAGGTTTGTGGTTCTGTCGACACGTCGATGTGGATGCTGCCAAACAGCAATATAATGACGTCTGTGAGCCAGACCCCAGTGACCCGACCGGACGACGTTATAAACCTGTAACCCACCCCCAACAGGAGTCAGTTGATGTGACGATAGATTGGGAGTGATGAAGAGGGGGTAAATCCTCCTCTTCCTAAATTAAAGACGATTATGCTGTATGATTATAACACTTCTCTAAAGATTGTCCTGCGGATATATGAATATCTTCAGGTGAGGGCAACAAAGGTACAGCCGAGAACGATAAAGATGAATAAACCTTTACACCGTTCGACGGTTGTATCTTTTCTTAGTAGCCTTCCACCATCAGCAGGAGCGGATTTCATTTGGGATTTCCTATTGTTTCAATTTCACGTATATTCTTATCAGGAACACGAACTGAAACCTATGCCGAGTTGGTTCATGGGGAAAGAAGCGTGGAAACGCTGGAAGGAATATTCTGAGGAAGCGAAGTGGCACGCAAAGGAGTGGGCACGGGAAAAGGGGTTGAAGAACCCTGTGGCGTCTACGAATTATCAGCCTGTATCAGATGACGTGTTTAGACGAGAACGGTTGAGGATGTCAAGAATATCTGGTCCGAACTTTTGCGCTGCTAAATTTGGTGATAATCCGTATAATCCTGATGATGATATATGTTATTCATGCCCGTTCAAGAAAGACTGTGAAATGCTATTCGTAAAGGACAAGAGCGGAAAGAGCCTGTATCAAAAAGCGTCTGAAGCGGATAAAAGCGATGAGGAGCTGAAACAGCTAAACGGGACGCACGTTACATTAAGGGAAATATCAAGGATGACAGATTATGGCGAAGAATAACGAACCATTTCAGAACTGTAAGGAGTGCGGCAAATACCGTTACATCGTGAATAAGACGAAGTGTCTTTGCGACGACTGTAACTATAAAAGGCTGCACAAAGGGAAGTCCCGATTTGAGGTGCGTTCAGAAAGGAGTAAAGCGAAGAAACCTAAACTCCGACCAGCAACGGGTGAATTGGCTCTCTTTAAGGAAATATGGGCGGAGCGTGCTCACGTGTGTACGCATTGTGGCGCAAAGCTCCCTGAGCCTCTAAAACCGATATATTTCAGCCATATCAAATCCAAAGGAGCGTTTCCCGAGTTAAGGCTTGAAAAAACAAACATAGAACTCACGTGCCCAAAGTGTCATCAGGAGTATGAGTTTGGGACGAGAACATCGGTTTGTAAAGATGATATTTAATTAGTAAATTTGTAGCACAATGGATGAAAGAATAACAGGTATTCTCATGAGGCTTTGCTTGCTGTTTGGAGCGAAGCGGTTGGCTGACCTCCTAACTGATGGGGGTAACAGTGAAACTGAAGAGAAGTTCATTGAATCCTTCAGTAAGTTCATTGAAAAACTTGAAAAGAAGTTCAATTCAAAATTGTTTGAATTCCATGACAGAACCCAACAGTCCGTTATCAAGTTTTATGTGATTCAGTGTCGTGCTGATATTACAATGGAAGGGGAACCGACGATAGTGTTGAACGACTTCCCTTTGGGATTGAAAGGTGAGAAGAACCCTGTCTTGAACCTTGTATTGGTTTATGACGATGTTGAGGTCAGGGATAAAGACCTCGAGGATTTGAAATTTATGATTTCTTAAATAAAAGACGATTATGGCAAAAAGTAATTTGAGGTACATCACGGTCAGTGATACCGAGACATCAGGCTTGCCATCGAAAGGTGGAAAAGGAAAAGAGCCTGTATTAGCATTTCATGACATTCTGCTCATTGAAGTTGCGGCAGTTGTAATTGACATTTGGGATATGAAGATAGTCGAGGAGTTCGATGTTCTGATTAAGCCGTATGTCGACAAATATCAATGGTCGCCACAGGCAGAAGCCGTTCATGGACTGTCTCAAGATAACCTGTTTAAGAATGGGGTTGATGTCAAAGAAGCATACAGGGGTTATGCCTCTATTCTGTCAAAATACAAGAATACGAAGGTCGGAGCCGTATTGTGCGGACATAACTTCCAAGGCTTCGATATGCCGTTTATAGAGGAGATGTTTAAATGGAATAAGGATGACGTCTATAACTATGTTCGCTGGGTTGAAGATACTCAGAAATTGGCGTATTACAGAGCTATTGAGCAAGAGAACTATAAACTCGGAACGTGCTGCCGACTTGAGGGGGTTGAATTGGTAGATGCCCACCGTGCGCTTATTGATACAAGAGCCAACGCTCTGTTGATGCTGAAGTACATTGAGCACATGAGAGGAACGGGTGGTGCGGCTGCTCCGGCAATTTCATCGACAAGAAAAGAATCAAGATTCAGAGAAAAGTTCCAATTGGTATAAAGATATGATACATTTTAATGAAGATTTGAAGCTATCATATAAACAGTTGGACACCGTCTTTTCTACTGCGTTCAACGTTATAGAGTCTTTACCACCTGTGGCTGTGAATCAGTTGATGAACGGCTATGGGGGTGATGTGGACGCACTCCTATCAGAAATCTTCATTCAGACAAATAATGTTCTTTCCCTAAATACTACTCTTGAGACTGAACGGCTTAACTACATTGACCAATTAGAGGAATCAATGGATGAGACCTTAAAGGTTCAGTCGTACAACTATTTCAAAACGACTATGCTTCCTAACTTTCGCCAAGGTTGGAGAAATCTTGAGTGGGGGAACATGGTACAACTATATCCGAACAGTGCTTATCTTGCTGCTCGTTCTCACGGGAAGTGTTTCGCCAGAGGGACTCGTATCCTAATGGCGGACTTCTCCGTGAAGAACGTTGAAGACATTTATCCGGGAATGGAAGTCATGGGAATTGACTTTACTCCCCGAAAGGTATTGACTCGGCACATAGGTCGAGCACAGATGTTTAGGGTCGAGCAGGAGAATGGTATGCCTTATGCGGTAAACCGAGCTCATGTGATGTGCCTGTGGGATACGAAGAGGAAGAAATATGTTGAGATTGAAATGGGTCAATTCCTGAAGTATCCTGAAAAGAAACAGAAGCGGTTCCAAGGGTACAGGGTATTCTCTTTTGATAAGCCTGTTTTAGAAAGAAGCAATATAACAGTTGCACCGATAGGGGAAGAGTCTTATTATGGGTTTATGTGCGATGGTGACCACCTGTTTCAGTTAGAGGATGGAACCGTTGTTCACAACTCCTACGAGTTCTGTATGGCGTTTCCGCTGTGGAGGCTGTATAGTTATAGACGACCAACGTTTATGAGACCTGACATTCCGGATAACAAGAATCGTCAGGAGACCTGTATAATCACCAATACTGAGAAGCTGGGTAAACAGCATATCGACAAGGTGGTCGAGGAAATTCGTGTGAATGAAGCGTTGGCAGCGAAGTTAAATCCCGGAGGGAAGGCTTCACTGGCAGCGACGAGTATAGAATGTGAGAATGGTACGAAGTTACACCTGCGTGGAAAGGACGGATTTATTCGTGGTCTTCACGTTGGGGCAGCGGTCAGCGATGACTTGCCTGACGAAAGTAGTATCTACTCACTGGAACAGCGTGAGAAGCTGAGAGACCTGTTTAAAGGTGCTATCACTCCTATCGTTGAGCCATATGGGTATAATCTCGTTGATGGTACACCGTATCAGCAGGAGGACTTATATGCCGAATTAAAGAAAGACCCAAAGTTTAAGGTCTTTGAGTACCCTGCAATATTTCCGGACGGACGTCTGTTAGCTCCTGACCGTTTTACATGGAATAAGCTAATGGAGGAAAAACTGTCTCTGGGGACGATGGTATTCTCTCGTGAGTATCTTGTCGTACCTATTTCCGACGACAGTACGATATTCCCTTGGGAGATATTAAAGAGGAGTACAATCGGGATGGAAAACATCAGGTTGGTAGATAATATTGAGTCCTTCCCTATTAAGTTAGTACGGGTGGTGATTGGTTGTGACTTTGCCGTGTCAGGTAACGTTGGAGCCGATTATACCTGTTACACAGTTTGGGGGAAGGATATCCAAGGAAATTACTACCTGTTGCACATTTATCGTGAGAAAGGTTTATCCCATAACGAACAGATATCAAAGATTGATTTGCTGAACCGTGTGTTCAAGCCCAATGAGATAGTGGTTGAGAACAACGGCTTTCAAAGTATCTTGGCTGATATGTGCGTCCAAATGGGAATAAAGAATATCACACCATTCACGACTACTTCCGGGAACAAAAAGGATTTGAGAACAGGATGGGCGTCACTCGCAGCGTTATATGAGAGAGGAGCTATCAAGTGCCCGTATCATCCGGATACGAAGCAAAAAGTAGACCAGATGTTTGGGGAGTTCAATAGTGTTGCTTTCCGAAGCGACAAGGGAACTCTTGAGAGTATCAGTGGGCACGATGATACAGTATCTTCATCTTTCATGGCGATTAACAAGCTACGAGAGAGCACCGTTCTAATTAAAGTTGATGCAGTATAATTGAAATGATATGGCAAAAAAGGTTGACGCAATATTGAGTCCGAATTTCGTAGAGGAAATGTTACGGCTGGCGTTTGCGAACAAACAGTTCGCTGCGTTGGTCGTAGATAACCTCGACTTGAGTAACTTCCCGAGAGAGTTGGGAGGCTGTAAAGCTATGCTGAAAGTTCTGTCCGACACGATGAAGAAGTCGGGTAACTTGGCAACATTTGGCATGGTCGAAATGGCTTTTCCTTCTAACAAGGATGTTCTCAAGAAAATTGAAGATGTGAAAGCTATCAAGCTCCCTGAATATGACCCTATGGTCAGGCAACTTGAAACCTTTATTAGACGCCAGACATTCGTAGCTACTCAGCACGAGGTCGGGGATATGTATAATGAAGGAAAGCCGGAAGAGGCGATGCTTTTGCTGGAAAGAAGAATGGCGGAAATTAACGCTTTTTCTCTTGATAAATTTCGTGGGAAGTTTTCCCGTGTGTACAGGGATTTCTATCGCAACATAGGAACGGCACAAATGAAAGCCGAGGATGAAACTCGTCGGGCAAAGATACCGACAGGAATTTCAACGATAGACGAACTGACTGACGGTGGTATTCCCCGACAGGATACTGCATTGATTATTATGCGCTCCGGAGTTGGTAAATCAACTGCTCTGAAATATTTCTCGTGGTACAATACATCAATCGCCCATAATCACTGTCTTCACTTTCAGTTAGAGGGTGGTCGTGAAGAGTGCGTGGTGAAGTTTGACCAAATGCTCGCGAACACTACCTATTCAAAGATAATGAGGGGTGAAATCACCGATGAGACACGTTCACGAATATCAGCCCTCATCAAGAGGGCAGCAACCGTGAACTCCGATATTGACGTGTATGCTTCTGAAGAGATGATGGACATGACGATAGCGGATTTGGTACAGGCGATTGAGGACTATAAGAAAGAGTATGGTTACTATCCTGACTTGATATGTATCGACTCGCTTGACCTGTTACTGTCGGGGGAAAACAAGAAGATAGACTTCGACCCCAGCTTTCTCAAATACAGGTTACAGAAGTGTGCCCAACGGCTCAAGGATATTGCGAAGAAGTATGACTGTGCGGTGATAACAGCTACTCAAACAGGGGATGTCCCCTTCGAAGTGTGGAATGACCCAACACGAGTAATCACTCGTCAGAATACAGAGGGCGACCGTACACTTATCAAGCCATTCTCATTCGTGTTCACGGGTAACATAACTATCGAAGAAGGAAAGAAGAACATCGCTCGTATCTATTGTGATAAACTCCGTAACTATAAGAACAACGGAATTATCATTCGTATTCCTACCAATTACGAGAATGGCTTCTTCTACGATATTTCACGTTCAACAACTGAAGAGGCGGTTCTCGATATGTCAGCTCTTGACAAGTTGGAAAGCCGTCGTTCTAAGAAGGGAAACGGTGAGTCGGCTGTTGGGGAGCGAAAGGAGCGAGTAGAGATAGCTCCAGGAGTATTTGGTACAAAGGTAGTGGGCGAGGGGGAAAGTGTCCCGCAAGAGCCAAAAGAGACGTTAAATAAGAAGCAAACAAAACAGTCGTTAAAAGAATATTTATCGGCAAAGGGAGCTCAGGAGCCTGAAAAGAAACCTGTCCCCCGAAGAAAATAATTTCGTTATGAGGTACGATAAGGAACAAATAATATCGGATTTCAACCTGACTCCGTTCGGTTCACAGGGGTGGCTCACAAACAAGGACATGGAATGTCCGTTCTGCGGCAAGGCAGGGAAGTGGGGTATCATCTTCAACATGAACGGAGTCGCGACGTTCCACTGTTGGAAGTGTCCGAGAAAGGTGTCCGTCTATGAGTTCTTAAAGAAGCTCAACCGGACTGACCTTGCGAAACGCTCCTATACAGTTAAGCCGAATGAACTTGACACGTGTCCTAAGATTGGGGAAGACTATCAGGGTGAAATGTCAAACTGGATGAAAGAGAGCGAAGAAGTGGCTGAACAGGAAGAGTTGAAACCTGTTCATTTGCCATTACGTCTGAAACCGTTGGAGGATGATGAGTATCTAAACAATCGTGGATTCCAGCCTGAGCATTATGCGGAGTTCGAACCGTCCTACACAAACACACCGTTGGAGGCGAAGCTGAAGAACTTCATTATTTTCAAAATGAAGATTGATGGCGTGTGCGTGGCGTGGTGGGCACGAAGTAGGTATTCAAAAGAATGGCATAAAGAAAATCTTGAGGCATACAAGCGTCATGAGGCTGATTTGGTACTACGTTACAGAAATTCGGAGAATAACTTTCAAGACCTGTTAGGGGGTTGCGATGAAATAATCAAGGGGAAGACTGAGACGGTGATAATCGTTGAGGGTATCTTTGACAAGGTGAACATCGACAACCTGTTAGGTCTTCAGCATTTAGATGATATCAAGTGTTGCTTCACGTTCGGGAACAATATCGGTCAAGGACAGATTAACATGATGCGTCGTAAAGGTGTTAAGACGGTTATCCTGTTATACGATTTTGGAACTATAAACGAGAGCAAAGATTCGGCATTAAAGATGCGGGAGCTATTCGACAGAGTGTATGTAACAGCGATAAGGAAGCCAGGAATAGACCCTGGAAACATTGATTTAGAATATCTTGAAGAAGTCTTGAGGGGTGCAGTTGACCCGATTAGCTTCTTTTATAATAAAGTCGAAATAAAATTATGAGAAGTATGGACAAAGTTAAAGAAGAAGCCTGTACACACGGAAGGACAGAGAACAAACATCGTTCGTTCCTAACCAGCTTGCAGTTAGAGTATTTGACTCACAAACTGCGGTCGGTTATTTATCAGAACCAGACGTATGCAAGTGTTGCAGCGGATATAGCTGCTAAGAAACGTGCAAAGATTGAGGAGCTGAGTGCGAAGTTCCACGTTGATACAATATTCACTCCAGGATATAATGTATCAGAGTTTATTGAAAGGAATTTCTGGCAACCGTATGGCTTGCCTCTATTTCAGTACAAGGATGATGAACAGCGTCAAGTTCAAGGGAATTATGACAAATGGTATATTCTTTACAGAGGAACGCAAGTGATGTACAAAGATGAGGTTATGGAAGTAGTATGTAACAATCCGTCAACGGAGACTTTAAAACTTCGAGGCTCGAAAGGAGAATATTCCGTTAAATATATACAGATATCTTTAATCAACAATTTCAAATTTATTTAAAAGATGAAACTGAAAATCGTAAACAAGAGTGGGAATGCGCTTCCCGAGTACAAAACTCCTGACAGTTCAGGAATGGATTTAAGAGCTTATCTTCCGGAAGGCTCAATCGTGTTGAACCCTATGGAAAGAAAAGTCATTCCGACTGGGCTGTACATGGAAATCGAACCCGGACACGAAGGACAAGTTAGACCTCGCAGCGGTTGTGCCGTGAAACAAGGTTTGACCGTAATCAATGCTCCCGGAACAATCGATGCTGACTATCGTGGGGAAGTAGGTGTTCCGTTGATTAACCTGTCGACAGAACCACAAACAATCGAGAATGGTGACAGAATTGCCCAAATCGTCTTTGCTCCGTATGCGAAAGTCGAGGAAATTATCGAAGTTTCTTCAGTCGAAGAACTCACTGACACTGAGAGAGGTGCGGGTGGATTTGGTCATTCCGGCAAAAAATAATTTCGATTTTTCGGGGAGAAAATCAAACCTTTTCGAAAATTTCCAGTTATATTTGTAGCGAGATAAGTGATAAAACATCACAGAAAAACAATTTTAATAATTAAAAGTAAAAACGATTATGGCAAGTAATGCATTAGCACTTCGGATGAAGTACAGAAAGTTCGATGCTGAAAAGCTCGAAGAAATCATCAATGATGAAAACTCAAGTGAATTGGAAGTTAAGGTAGCTCAAGAGTTCCTTGACAAATTAGGTGGCGAAACCGCTCAAGAAGAGGAAGCTCCTAAGAAAGCTCCAGCCAAGAAAGTCGCTGAAAAGAAAGCTGACAAAAAGGCTGCTCCTAAGAAAGCTGCGAAAGAAGAGGCTGCTGAAGACCCCGACCCTAAAGACGGTTCACCCGAAGCTGCTATGAAGCGTCAGAACAAACGCAATTCAACTTATCAGTCTGAAGAACAACTGACTCCGGAAGAGGAGGCTCGTTTGGCTGAGGCTGAGGCTGAGTACGAAGAACGTCAGAAAAACCGCAAGACTCCGTCGAAGTCTGATAAAGGTATGAAGAAGGAAAAGGCAGCGAAAGCTGACAAGACTCCTCGTGAAACCAAACGTCAGAACTTGGAAGAGTCAGAAGAAATTCCGGGAATGAAAGTAGGCTCTCAGGTGAAACTGAAAGGCGAAGACGCTGTTGGTGAAATCACACGTTTGTACAAATCCGGTGATGGAAAAGAGAAGTGTATGGTGAAGTTTGGTGACGACAAGCCTATCAAGAAACGTGTTACAGCTCTTGAACTGGCTGAGGAAACCAAAGCTGCTCCCGCAAAGAAAACTCCAAAGAAGAAGTAATGGTAGACGGGGAATCCATAGTATTGGTGAAGGGAATTTCAGGGAGCGGTAAATCTACAAGGGTTTATCTCTTCCTGGAGTTCCTGGAATCATTAGGTATGAAACTCCGTCCGTATAAGTTTACAACTCTTGACGGAAAGGAAAAGGAAGTCGGAGTGTATTCAGAAGACTTTAACATGGTGTTCGTAGGGAAGTTCTACGAGAACGGTGGCATTAAGCGTTGGCAAGGTTACGACAGTATGACGTCGCGACTGTGCAAGGCTGAGGGACTGTCTCACTTCCTGAAGGAAACCTCAAAAGCAGGACATGGAGTATTGATTGACGGTGCGGGAACAACCGTATCGTGGCGACTACGTCCCTTGGATTTGTGTGGTGAGAGTGAATTCACTAACATTCTTCACGTTCGGTATGATTACCGAGATGACCAATGGGATGAATATTGTGCTCGTATAGCATACAGGTCTGGTGAGCCTCCTAAGGGAGATTGCATGTGGCGGAAGCACCGTATCTTTATGCACGATTACGAAAAGGCTGTAAGAGAAGGAAAAGAGGTGAATGAAGCTGGCGGCAATGTAGTGTTACACGACCAGCCGTATGATGCTCCCGTGTGGGACTTGGGGGTTCACATCTTGAACTTTTTCGAACTTCAGGATTTGTGTGACGATTTTGTAGCTTTTTGCGAGGCTTCAGATTATATTGAAAGAAACTCTTTTGAAACGTTTGAGAATGGCAAAAAAGGAAAGTAAATTCGTCCCCGTCCCTAACGATAATTTCAACCATTATTTGTATTGGATATGCGAAAGAATGAATATCTTTTGGAAGAAGTATAATGGGCAGGTTGGACCATGGACAGATGATGAAATACTGAGGAACTTTAAGTTCACGAATGTATATAGATGTCTCGACCGTGTGAGTCAATACCTGTTGAGCCGTGTAATCTACAATGGCAAACAGTACGAACCCGAAGATATGTTCTTTCGCATATTGCTTTTCAAGCACTTCAATAAGAACGAGACGTGGGATTTACTCGAGAAGGAATTTGGGGATATCACCTATGAAACAGGCTTGGAGAATATTGCGAAGTTTCTTGACAAGGTTGTTGATGGTGGAGACACGATATATGGCAATGCCTACATCGTGAATTGCTTTTTCTATCAATATCCCGAATATAAACATATTACAGGGATGAGCAAACATCGTGCTCACTTTCGTATCTTCGAAGATGAAATCTTTCAGAACGGACACTTGTACGACTTCTTAGAGGCGAAGACCTTTGAGGACTTGTATTGGGTATTTCGAAAGATGAAGATATATGGGGACTTCACGGCTCAGCAATATTGTATCGACCTGAATTATTCTCCGTTGTACAACTTCAGTGAGAACGATTTTGTAATCACTGGTCCAGGCTCTTTAAAGGGGATTGGATGGACATTTGACGGAGCGTCGGGGAAGCGTTATGATTATGTGGGAGTAATTAAATGGGTTCACGATAATTTCGAAGAATTAATGGGTAACTTTTGCAGGGAAACAGGTATGAAGTGGAATCCGTTGCCTTGGGAGCCTGTACCTACTTTGACAAATCTACAGAACTGTTTCTGTGAAACAAGTAAGTTTGCCAAGGGATTAGGTGCGTCTTTTAACAAAGGAAGAAACGAGCGTATCAAACACACCTATGAAAAGAGCCCAAAGAAGATTGAGTTCGTGTTCCCTCCTAAATGGAAAGCGGTTCTTCCCGAGCCAGGAAAATTTATTGTTGAATAATTAAAAAAGAAACTTATGTATTTTCAAGCAGAAAATTTGAGTAGTGCTCTCGTAATGTTGTGTAAAGGACTCATGGAGAGCGGAGTTGATGTTACCCGAAGAGGGTATCAGTGTCGGGAATTTCCCGGAGCAGTATTGGTTGAAATCACTAACCCGACTGACCGCTATGTTCGTGTGCCGGAGCGCAAATGGAATAAGACACTTGGCTGGATTGAAAGCCTGTGGCTCGCTCGTGGAGATAATAGTTTGGAGATGCCTGCCAGCTATGTGAAGAACCTTGTAAACTTTTCAGATGATGGCAAGTTCATGAGAGCCGGATATGGACCCAGAATACGTCGTTACGGGGACAATTTTGAGTCGATGGTAACATTATCCGGACAGTTACTTCCACGCCAGTATAAGAATGGCAAGGCAGACGATAACGGTCGCCAAACTAAATTGCGGAAGCCTACCACGTATCAGAACGTGACTGACCAGTTACGTTTCGTGATTGAAAAGTTTAAACAGGATATTGACACCCGTGAGGCGGTAATCACTATTCACGACCCTATCTCCGACAACTTCAATGGAAACTTGGAAGACGGTGAACAGGCTCCAATTCTTCTTACAAAGGACACACCTTGCACACGGTCAATTCATTTTATGATTGTGGGTGGGAAGATGAACTGTTACGTTGATATGCGCTCGAATGACCTGATTTGGGGGTTCAGTGCGGTGAACGTGTTCAACTTTACATTGATGCAGGAGTACGTCGCAGCGATAGTGGGCGTGCCTGTCGGCAAATACTATCACAAGGCAGACAATCTTCATGTCTATAAGGACTTCATTCCGCTGGCTGAAGAAATCGCTAAAAGAGACGTAAATTCGTATCCTTCCGGAGTGAATTTTTCCTATCAGACTACGTTTACATCATTGGATGGGTTCGACAGGCTTATCGACCAGTTATCACGATACGAGGAACTGTGCCGTTGTGGAAACTTCGACGAAAAGGAACTGAAGGAAATGCTCAATGAGTTTACCGATGAAATGTTCCTTGACTGGGCAAAGGTTATTTATCGTTATTGGACGAAACAACCTGTTGAGTTCAGAAACCCGTTACTGAACGAACTGTTTATCGGGTGAGAAATAAAGTATCAAATTAAAGACGATTTCGTATGAATTACAAGAAAATTGACATTCTGTTAGGAATGAAAGACATCCAGAGGTTGCCCAACACCCCCCATCATCGGGGGTACAACCTCCTGGAACACGGGTTGGTCGTAGGTATGTTATTCCGTTGGTTTGCCTCAGAAGAGGACGTTGCTTACGACATAAATGTATTCGACAAGGTATTACTCCACGACTATGTTGAAAGTGTAACAGGCGACCTCAATGCCTGTGTAAAGAAGTTCAATGATAACACGGCTGCGGCATGGGATGTCATTGAATGGGAAATCTGTCATGGTGACCCAAATCTTCTTCCCTATTCTGATGAGTCAATCAAAGAGACGATGACGGAGCTCCAATACAAACTGTTTAAGATGTGTGATTATCTTGACCTATGGATATTCTGCCGGAATGAACAGGCTCTTGGAAACTCGTCAGCGAAACTCCTAACTTGTATCAAAAACTGTGAAGAACTGTTGAGCAGATATTCTGAGGATTGGAAGCTGTTCAAGAGCATTCAAAAATTCATGAATCAATATGAGCCGTAAAGGAAAGATATATGGATTAGTAGGGGTTATCGGTAGTGGTAAGTCTTACAATGCGGAAGCACTGATGGTTGGTGCTGCCTGTGAAGAGCGTCCTATGATTATGGGGGATTTCAGTGAAGGCATTCGTAGAACGTTGATGGAAATCTTAGTAGGAGAGGACAAGCGAATTGACTGTACGTCCAAGGAATATGCCGATTGGAAACGGTTGAGCAGTAGTGTTTTTATTCCGTTCAAGCCAGAAGCCGATGGTCCGAATATTTTGGACACTACATTGGTGGATGGTCGTAACCTGTTACAGCGGACTGGGGAATTCCTCAAGAAGTTAGCTGGCGAAGATGTGTGGGCACGTTGGACGGCAAACTATGTAGCTAATCTTTGGGCAAAAATGTCTGAAAGCGAGGCTCACGACTGTGATATCGTATTTGGTTCATTGCGGTTTGACTGTGAAGCGGAAGCACTGTTTAAGGTTGCGGAAACGACGGGAAAGGAAGTTCAGATTATCTTCTGTGACTTTCACTCAGATTCCTACGAATTGAATGACCATATCAGTGAGAAGTTCGCTCAATACTTTATCGGCTTGGGCTGTAAGGATGGTGACGATATAACTCAACTTGTTAAGGAGAAAATCAATGGATAAATTCAAGAAATATCTGGAGAAGAATTTTATGGACTTTACCCCTGTTTCAGACTATGTGGTCGAGATAGGGGGAAAGACCTTCGAACTGTATCAACCAGCCTACGATGGTGCGCTGTTTGATGACGGGTTCAACTTTGTAGGAATCCCAGCCGACCCGAACCGAAAAGGTTCAGGAGAGGAAACAGTTGAAACGGCTTGCGATTTCTATGCGTTCAGTTTTGGAGGAGTTTACTATATGCTCGCCAAAGGTAAAGAGAACGACGTGAAACTGACACGGCTGAAATATGTTGGGTCAGCAAAGCAAGAGATTCCTACTCCGGTGTTCCTTGGTGTTCATGGTCAATATGAAATGATGTCCGGCACAGGAACTTATGCCGACTGGTGCAAGAAGGCAAAGTTCTTAGGAGTTCACACGTTGGGAATCTGTGAAAAGAATTCGTTGGCTGGTGCGCTGAAGTTTCAAGCCGAGTGTCAGAAGAACGGTATCAAGAGCGTGATAGGTATGGAGTGCGTGGTGTATGACCAGCCTCGTGACTATCGCTTTACTGTCAAGGTGTACGCTCGGAATGAAAAGGGTTGGCGAGATTTGCTTACTATAAACAAGTTCATCAATTGCGATAATCCGAAGTATATTGGTCTCGATGACTTCAATGCTATCACGAGAAATAATGATGATTTGATATTGTTTCTTGACCCGAAGACAACCGACTATGACAAGTTGAAAGACTTGAAAGTAGACGCAGCCGTGTATCAGCTTGACCCGTGCGAATACGTTGAGAACAGCCGTGATGAGTGGTATCTTAAGAACCTGAAGAAGTTTTTTCTTGATAGAAACTTGTTAGCTGTTCCGTCAGTAGATGCGTGGTATCTTGACGAGGAGTACAGTTGTATCAGACCTCGTCTTCAAAGTATTGGTGGGACAACTGCCTACGATAGCGACAATCAGTATTTCAAAACGAACGATGAACTGTTCCTTGAAATAGCAGCGATGTTCCCTGATACCGATGAGGGGTTCATGGACGTGTACAGCCGTTTCACAGAGGGGTTGGAGTTCCTTGAAAATATAGCTGAGGCGATTACCTTTGTAATCGATGTTCAGAAGCGACACTTGCCCCACTATAAGATGACGGAACAGGAAGCGAAAACTTATGAAACAAATGAAGACCTCTTTTGGGCTCTTATAGCCGACGGTCTTGACCGTCACCCAGACCTCATTGAGGATTGGGGTGAAGATGTTATTATGGAGCGAATAGACCGAGAGGTGGGCGTTATCAAGTTAGGTGAGGCAATTGATTACTTCCTAATTACTTGGGACATTATCAATTGGTGCCATCGTAATGGGATTATGACGGGTATCAGTCGTGGTTCCGCAGGTGGCTGTCTTGTTTCCTACCTGTTAGGGATTACGAAGTTAGACCCGATGAGATACGACCTACTCTTTGAGCGTTTCCTGAATGCAGGACGTGTGAAAGTATCACTCCCTGATATTGACTGCGACTATCCAGGTGAAGACCGACCTCGTGTGAAGAAGTATATGGAAGAACGGTACGGCTGGAAACAGGTATGTTCCGTGGGAACGTACAGCGCATTGCAGCTCCGTGCAGCGATTAAGGACATGGCTCGTGTATATGGGTTAGACTTTCAGGAAACAAACGAAATGATGAAGCTCTTTGACGTGAAAGACAGGAAGCCTGAAGACCTGTTCAAAATAGCCTGTGCGCATTCACGGGTGAAGAACTTTGTTATTGAGCATTCTGACCTGATTAACGAGGTGATGCTCATCATGCCAGCTCCTAAGGCACAGTCAATTCATGCCTGTGCGATGATGGTATTCCCGGAGGAACATGATATGTTTCATTGGGTTCCTATTCGTAAGAATGGAGATGAGTATGTAACCGAGTGGGAAGGTGGTGAAATGGACGCAGCAGGGTTCCTGAAAGAGGACGTTCTTGGGGTGAAACAGTTTGACAAGTTCCAAGACATGGTACGCTTGATAAAGGAGCACGAGAATGTTGATTTAGACATCTTCAGTGTACCGTTGGATGACCCCGAGGTGTACAGGTATTTCAAGAATGGTTGGAACGAGGATAACTTCCACTTTGGTAGCTCCGGTCTGACAGGTTATTGTCGACAGATGAAGCCTGACAATATTGAAGACCTTATCGCTGCTATCTCGCTATATCGCCCAGGAGCGATGGAGAACAACTTCCATAACGAATATGTCTTGCGTAAAGAGGGTCAGAGGAAAGTTGAGTATTTCACAGGCACAGACAAGATTCTGAACAATACTTATGGAGTGTTTGCCTATCAGGAACAAATCATGCAACTTTGCCGTGAACTTGGGGGATTGTCGTTGGTAGAAGCCGATGACGTTCGTAAAGCGATGGTGAAGAAGAAGTATGAGGCTCTTCAGCAATACAAAGAACGGTTTATCCCGTACTATCGTGATAACTACGGAGTTACGCAGGAATATAGTGAAAAGGTGTGGGACGCTATTGATAAGGCTTCGACGTACCTGTTTAACCGAAGTCACGCTGCTGCCTATGCGATAACAGGCTATATCTCTCAGTGGATAAAAGTTCACTATCCTATTGAATATTGGTCGGTTGCGTTTAAGTATGCTCAGGAAGCCGACTATTCCCGCTATATTGCGGAAATCAATAAGACTGGTGTCTGTACGGTACGACCTGTGGATATTAATATATCGGAGACCGATGTTATTATCAACTTTGAGGAGAAAGCCTTGTATTGGTCAATTACAGGGGTCAAACAGGTCGCAGAAAAGGCTGCAACCCAAATATTAAAGGAACGTACAGAGAACGGTCAATATTGGTCGTTAGACGACTTTATCACCCGACACAAATGGAAGGGTTCAGCCGTGAACAGCCGTATCATCAGAAACCTGATATTGGCTGGTGCGTTTGACCGTCTTGAGGGGGTTGAAGCTCCGGCTCAGCGAATAGACCTGTTGGTTAGTTTCCTCGGCTCAACTAAGAGTGCCGTCAAAGAAGACGACGCTGTATTGACAGGAGCGGACTATCATGCGAATGACGCTTGGTGGTGGGGATTACTTCAAAAGAAACTGTCAGGGTTGGCGTTCTTTGACTATCAGGCTCTTTATGACAGGTTTAAAGACGAGTTCCCTGATATGTATGAATACCAAGGAATGGAAGCCTGTCTCGATACGGAATATCTCCCGAACAATGGGTATGTCGTTGTTGCAGGATTTATTGCCGAACTTGAGGTGAAGAAGACAAAGAAAGGTGATACGATGTGTCGCTTGATATTGGAGTCAAACTACGAGTTTCTGGAAGTAATTATCTTCCAACAGGAATATGAACAGTTAGAGCCGTTATTGTCTTGTGGTAGAGCGAACCTTATTCTTATGAATGGTTCACTATCTTATGATAAGAGGAAAGAAGTGAATGTCCTGAGAGCGAACTACGAAACGAATATCGTTACTTTAACGTTATAAATTTACGAATTTAAAGAAGAACAAAATGGAAATTCTTGTACATTTCAATGACGTCCCCGTGACGCTTGTTACTAATGGATTCGAGGAAACTGTCGACATCGACAAATTGACCTCAATTGATTATAGTAACTTATATGGCGAAGCCGTGACAGTCAGCGCACTCCTGAACAAAGTAGGGTTGCTGCGTGCGGAAGCCGAGCGTGCCGTGTCAGAAAAGAAGCTCGAGAAAGAAGTTTACGAAGCCGACATGAAGAAAGGTTGGCGACGCGAGGCGAACCGTAATGGTGGAAAGTTCACTATCGAAGATGAAGAAATCAAGCTGTCAGAAAAGGCTCTTGATGAGGCTCTCCTACTTGATGAAGATTACCAGAAACTCTGTCTGGAATACATTGAGGCACAAAAGAACTTCAGTGTCCTTGACGCTCTCCAATGGTCGGTACAAGACAAGTCAAAGAAGCTGAACAACCTCCTCAAGCCTGTTACTCCCCAGGAGTTCCTGAGCGAGCTCGTAGAGGGGAAGGTAAATAGTTTCTTGATTGCGAAGAAAGGGTTTAAATAAAATTTTTCTGAAGATTTTCGGGGAAACTCTTGTATAATTCGAATCAATCCATTACCTTTGTATCATCGTTAAATCATTAAACAATTTAGTTATGGCAAAGAAAGCAACTCAACCCAGCGTTTCAGAAGAATTTAAAGGTTATATCCAAGTAACAGAGGATTTCTACCTTAAACAAGTAGAGGCACACAGAACGTCTTATGACGTGTATCAGTTAAAGAAGTCAGACAGTCCGAGACACCCAAACGGAAAGATGGATGATATGGCTTATGGTTGTTCACTTCCCAGAGCTCTTCAACTGATTGCCCACGCAAAGGCTGGACAGGATGCAACTGACATCCTTGAGCTCATGGAAACTGTAAAGAGTTATGAGGAGGAATTCCTCGAAAACGTTACAAGAATAGTGAAAGAATCGAAATAATTATTCATATTTTAAATTTCATTTGATTATGGCATTCGACCGTTCAAAGTACAAAGCTGCGTCTCTCTCCAAAGTGAGTGAGACGGTTCAGCAAACCAAACAGTTCGACACCTATTTTGGTGGTAAAGGTGATTATGCGCAATTCTGGAAACAGAAAGACGGAATCACAGTGAAACGAGTTCTTCCGGCTCATGAACCAGGAGACTCCCCGTATGTTCCTATGCTCACAGCGATGCTGAAATGCGAAGTTGATGACAAGGACAAAGACGGAAACGTAATCGGCAAGAAAATTGCTAACAAGAAAATCTTCTTGGCTACTCTTCACGGTGGGTATCCCTACGATATCATCGAGGAGTATATCAAACGTGTCTACGAACAGGCTGAACAACTTCAGGACAAAGATGAGCGTGCTCGCTTCCTGAACCCGATTACGGGTTATCGTATGGGTGGCAAGAACGGTACATGGGTTCCCGGAATTCGTCCGCAGCTTGAATACGTGTATTATGCGCTCATCGAAGGAAAGATTTGGCGAGACAGCCTGAAACCGAAACAGATGGAAGCACTGAACAAAGAGTCTGCCGACCTTTGTGCCCAGAACGACACCGCTGCTGTGGATATGTTCAGCGACCCGTCAACTGGCTTCCCTATTCAATGGAGTCGTGGAAAAGACGACAATAACAAGACAGTGGAAACGCTGAAATCTTTGCCGTTGAAAATGGGTCAGACTTGGGAAGACTACTTCGACAAGAACGCTGTTCCTGACAAGGTGTTGGAAGAACTTGACGGTCTCCCCAGCCTCCAGAAACTGTACGTGGACTGCTATACGAAGAGAGACTTCGATTATGCTCTTGACGGTCTGAAGCGTTTCGACGATGCTAACCAGTATCAGATTTTCGCACAGGATGACTTCCTTGACATGATTGAACAACTTCAGGAAATGGTAGAAGAAAAGACAGGTGACAAACCGTCTGGTGCTGATGACCTACCTTTCGGTCCAAGCGAAGAGGAAAAGAAACCTACTGCAGCTCCTGCTTCTAAGAAAGCACCGACAGCCAAGGCTCCGGCTCCTGCACCGAAGAAAGCCGCAGCGAAAAAGAAACCTGCTGAACCTACTCCGGAAGAGAAACTGAAAGTTGTCAACGAAGAGTTCATTCGCCAGTACGGTGAAGGATACGAAGAGTTGGAGCTTGAGGGTGAAGAACTTGAAGAGGCTTATCAGCTGGCTGTCAAACACGAAGACCTCGGATACGACATTGAACACGTTCTGTCTCTTATACA